CGTCCGACTGGGCCCAATTGGCCACGTACTTGGCGACCTCTTCCTCGCCCAGATCCGTCTCGACATAGGTACGGAGGGCGCCGTTGTCGTCGATCTCGTGCTTCACGACGTCCTTGAGCAGCGCCTTGACGGCCTTGGTGTACTTGGTGTCGATGCCCGCAGCAGCGATGGCCTCCGAAAGCTCCCGCTCCTTCTTGTCGCCGGCACGCGCCCCGCGCTCCTGGTTGATGACACTGTCCTTGGCGGCGATGTCGTCGTCGTACTTCTTCTTGAGCGCGGCGATCTGCTGCTCATAGTTGCGCTTGGCCTGCGCGAGACGCTCGTCCTGCTTTTCCTTCTTCTTCTTGTCCTTGTCGGGATCGTTGGGATCCACGTCGTCCAGCTCCTGGAGACGGTGCCACTCGTCCAGGGTGAAGTCGTCGGGGAAGTCCTTGAGCTTGGTCTCCAGCTCGCCCTTCTCCGTCTTGAGCTTCTTGTTGTCCTCCTTCTGGCGATCCAGAGCGTTCTTCAGCGCCTTGACGCTCGGATGCGCGGGTGCGTCGACGAGGTCCAGGACGAACACTTTCTTGCCGTCGATGTCCTTCTCGACGTACTCGGACTTGATGTCCTCCGCGAGCTCGTCGATGGATTCCAGCACTGTCTTGAGAGCCATTGGTCTCGTTCCTTCCTTGGGGTTGCCAGCACATCTTGGTACTGGGTTAAGCTGATTTGCTCAACGCTTGCTGGGTGCCCGGCGCCGTATCCTTATACCAGCACTCGGGACTCCCAAATTCTTCCTGTGTCCATCCCGACATTGATCGAACGTAGGGCGCCAAGTATGGTTTGCAGCGCGTCCATGCGTCTCGGTAACGATGCAGACCAGCAAGAGAACCAGGTCGATCGAAGTAACCGGATTCATCTATGGGCGTGCCTGCAAGTACGATACGATCAAAGCCGTAGACCTCCTTCGCAATGTGTACGGCAAGAAGACCTGACGTCCCACCCTTTTCGGGGAACCATCTGAATCCAGGGATGCCGGGCGTGCTGCACCACACGTCTTCCACCGTGGGGAAGCCCGCTTCCTGGCGCTTGCGCCACAGCTCATGGAACGTGTCGGGGTGCAGTGTGACCCAGGCAAGGAGGTTACCGGGCCACACTGCACCGACGCGCTTGACAGCGATGACAGCATCGATCAGCAGCAACTTGTGAGCAAGCTGCGCTTCCTCGATCGCCCGTCGGCTGCCACCGACTATCAAGCACGTTCGAGTCACTGGCGCTCAGTCACGTCAGTGGGTTGCTGACCAGGAAGAGGCGGATCCTGGGTCTCCTGCTCATTGTTGGGTGGCGTTGCACCAGCAGGATTGGGCAACAGCCCTGCTTTGATCTGCTCCTCGCGTCGCTTCATTTCCTCCTCGACCTCTTCATCGATGAGCTCGAGCTCCTCCTCGAAGTCCCGTTCAGACGATGCGATCTCCCCACGCTGAAGGTTCTCGTAGAGCGTCTCATAGCTGATGGCCTCATCCTGCCACAGCTTGACAAGCTGCACCGCTTCACTCGGAGTGAGCGTGCTCTCGACGAACCGCAAGTTGGGCTTGACAACGATCTTATCGATCTCGCCCTGCGGCATCCCCATCATCTGCGCGACGAACTTGAGCGCGCGCTCAAGCCCCTGTGCGCTGACCTGGGAAATGCTGGTAAGGGTCGCTGTTTCGGCGGCGTAGCGGATGCGCAACGCCTCGCCCGACTCCTGCCCTTGGCCCCCGGAACTGAACAGGCGCGCGCCTGCTTGCGACGCTACCTCGCGCTCGTCCTTAATCGCTTCCCTATGAGCATTGATGCCCGAACCCGACGGGCTGACATACTTGGCATCGGGCTGAGGTGCATCAGCGCCCCCGTCAGCCTTCAAGGAGATGATGACACCTGCACCAACGAGCTCGGGCTCGTCCGCATTGATGACGACGAGCGTTTCCTGGCCCGTCTGGAACAGCTGGTAGCGATAGTCCGCAGACAGCTGGTAGATGGTCTTGGCCGAGCGTGCAACGCCGAGCAGCGGCGGGTCGTCCGGATCGATGCTCAGATCCGTGGTGCCCATGATCACGAATGGGATCTCACGCAGAGGGACACCCCCGCGCGCAACGGGCATCGTTGCTTCTTCGGGCGTCGTACCGTTGTACAGGGTCTGCGTGTAGACGCCCGTTTCGGAAAGCTCCAGAACGCGCGCCCTGTCCTCTTCCCTCCACTCGAAGCCGTCACGCACGAGTCCGGATTCGTCCAGCACGTAGAAGCTCTGGTTGTCATCCCAATTGATGAGCGCTTCCGCCTTGTAGCCTGCCAGATAGGGAACTTCGGAACCGCCCTCGGACTCAGGGAGCGCATCCACCAAGATGGAGAAACGGCCCGTCGTCAGAAGTTCCGTCGTGATGCGACGATGGAACGCTTCCAGGGGCAGCCCGTCCTTGGTAGCCTTCTCCCATAGCGTCTGCATGGCATCGGGCATCGTGATCTGCGCTTCCGTACGATGGATGATGCCCACCATGCCGCTGCTCGTGGGCTGCACGATCTCCGGGAACTGCGCTCGTTCCTTGTATGCGGCATAGGCGGCAACGCCCTTGTCAGGCGTCTTGAGGAAGCCCGCGGGCATGGGCAGGTACTCAATACCCGCCGCCTTGACCGCAGTCTCGCCCCGCGTCGCATCCCGCATGAGGCGCCATTCGTCCTCGCGATCCACATACTCCGGATGCTTGGCGTACACACCATTGTCCTGGGTAGCCATCACCAGTTCTCCGTCATCTTGGCGGTCGTCTTCCCTTTGGGTCGCCGCACGAGTCTACCGAACGCGCCAGACGACGCATCCACCATGTCCTTGAACTTGCCCGCCGGAAACATGCACAGCTCATCCAGGTACAGATCGTTCCATGACCCGCGCACCAGATACACGTTCCCCGCTTCACACTGCGCTGCGAATGGCTGTGCACGCGCTTCCTTGTCGCCCGTCTCCACCTCAATGGAGAAGTCATAGCCTGCCAATGCCGCCGCATAGTCGGCCTTCTGCACCTTGCCTGCCTGCCCAGGGTCCTGTGGCAAGCTGACCACTGTGCCCATGCCATCGAGCGCCGCGTACTCCACGACCTTGCGCTTGACGCGGGGCCCTTCCTGCTGCATGGCATGCACATGGAGGACGATATACTCGCCCTGCTCCGTCACAGCCATCTTCACGCCCGCAGTGCGCGCGGCATCCTTGCTCTTGGTTGCAGCAAGGTCCCAATGGCGAACGATCTGGCGCAAGGGCGGGATGTCATCCAGCTCAATGATCTTCTCTTTGAACCATTCGCGCTTGAACATGGCGCCCTCGCGCGCCGCTGGACGCTGCTGAAGCTGCCCTGCCACGGCGTAGCTGCCAAGCGTCGACTCAAGCTCCTTGACCTTCTTCTCGCTGAACCGTTCGGGGAACAGGAGCTCACCGTCCGCCTTGCGCGGGTCCTTGAAGATGGGCGTGCGGCAACGGCGATTGGCTTCGAAGCGCATGGGCAGGCACAGATGCACCCACCCCAAGCCCTTGAGCTCCTCCAGCACGATGCCCGACACATCAAGCTGATGCAGTCGCTGCATGATGATCACGATCGCAGAATCGTCATCGTTCACGCGTGTGGGAAGCGCTTCCTTGAACGTGGTGCGCACGTTCAGAAGCTCTGTCGTGCTGTTGGCGCCATCCACGGAATGCGGATCATCCAGAATGACACGCGAGCCGCGCGAACCCGTCATGGACGTAAACGCCATGGACTCGCGGAAGCCCGTATGCGTGTTCTCGAACTTCTTCTTCTCGTTCTGGTCCGTGGTGAGCGTCACTTCCGGCCAGCGCTGTTGATACCAGCGGCTCTGGATGAGCCTTCGGCACAGCAGGTTATCGCGCACGGCCAAGTCCTGCTTATGCGACGTCGCAATATAGCGATGGTGGGGCAGCTTGCAAGGCCCCCATTCCCACGCGGGCCAGAAGACTGATACGAGTTTCGACTTCATCGTGCCCGGGGGCACGTTCATCAGCAACTTGAGGAACTCGCCTTCCGTCACGGCTTCAAGATGCGCGCACATCGCATCCAGCGCCCAGCCCCATTTGAGCTCCGTCGCTGGTTCAATGACGTGCCATGCGCGCTTCACGAATTCAGACAGGGAGCGAGCGCTCGCCTGCCTGTCCAATGCGATATCGAACATCGCATCGGGCAGCACGAAATACTTGAAGTCGGCGTGCGCGTTCATATGACCACTTGACCGGACAGCAGGGCATAACCGATGAGCGTGAGTCCTGCGATGAAAGCCCAGAACAGGATGTCCTTAATGATCATTTGCCCATCGCCTTCATCTGCAAACGCCGCAGTTCCATGATCTCGTCTTCCGTCAGACGGGACAGGTCGAGGTCGACATTGGTGCCGGGCATCGGATTGTCTGGATCGTTGCTCAGAACGCGCTTCTCGCTGAACACGCCCATCGCCTTGCCCAGGATCTCCGTTGCGCCCTTTCGGTCGGCAAGCTTGACCTTGGTCTTAATGACGTCCCGTGCTTCCTCACCTCGTCCCTCGGAATACTCAGTGATCTCGATCTCGTTGATCGCGTACCACTCTTCTTCCGTCAAGCCGCTCAGGTCAACGTACGTGGCACCGCTGTCCGTATCGTTGGTGACATTGCGCAGTGAGCCCTTGCTCATGGCGTTCATGCGCCGCACGATGTCTTCGACAGTGACTTGAGCAGCACGCTCGATCGACTCGCGGCGGGCGAGGATGGCGGCGTAGACGTGGGGCTTCGGATTTCTCTTATCGGGTAGGACCCAGGCATAGGCGTCCGTGTACGCTGTGCCCTCCGCATATCCCGCTCGCATGGCGGAGCGCGACGCATTTCCTACGGTAGGGGAATCAGGATACGTGAATGATTCGACAAACTTGAACTCACGATGCGAGAGCGGCTGAAGGGCCGCGGCATCTGACTTCCGATCCTGCTCCGGTGTCGTCTGATCCTGATCCGTCATGCGCGCAATATGCGGGCGCGCTGCCGTGAACGCAAGCGTTAACGCGACATCGCTACTTCCATTTCGTCCCACGGGAATTCGCGCATGGGCGCGTGCAGACGCGCCTTCGACAGGTAGTGCTCCAGGGTATCCTCCAGCGGGTCGAGCTTCCAGGGAAGGAACCAAGCATGGATGAAGATGACGTGCCCGCCCACGCGTGCAAGCACCCATGCGTGCCCGCCATACGTGTGCCACCTGTTCATCCAATAGCGCTGCATGGGCTCAGTGCCAAGCCCACTCACAAACGTTCTCGAGCTCTTCAACTCCACCCAGTGAGTTGAGCCGTTCACGATACAGCAACAGTCCGGGATCCCGTCCGTCGTCGGGCTCTCAATGCGCTGCCAGAATCCAGGAACACGTCCCTTGATCGAATTCCAGAATCCACTCTCCGGTCGTCCCATGGTATCAAATCCTTCCCTTTACGCACGCGCCCGCGTAGGGATCACCTACCATAATATTGGCCACACGCGGCGACAGAGCACCTGTCACAACTGTCAAACTCCCTGTCACCAACAACTTTCGCACTGTCATGAAAAACCTCACGGTAACCCCGGTAACCCATGGGTAGCCCACGAAAGGGACCGTGGGTACCGGTGAAAATGCCCATATATTCAACAACTTACAAGCGACGGTAACCCCACACCCACGGCTACAGCTACAAATTTTTTTTTTTAATTTCGACACGGGCGCAGGGGTATAACGCGCCCGCGCGTAGCAAGAACCGTGCAAGTTCACTTAACCCATTGGAACAAAAGCGAAATTCACGGCGAAAAATCTCCCGCACCCATAGCAAAAAGCATGGGTTACCCGGGGCTACCGCGGGTGATAAGTGCTTGTTTTTGTTAAGGATTTTGGGTAGCCCACGAAAGCGGCCGTGGGTTACCGGGGTTACATAAGCTGCTGAAATTGCTGCTTTTTCTCTATACTTACAGCTTAGCAAGCACGTCGGGTGGCACAATAACTTTCGTTCCCTCATCCCCCTCGCACTCCCGAACATCGACATCAAGCACATCATAAATGTCTCCCGTCTTCGCGACATTTCCATTCAAAGGAACCCGCCTCAACGTGACATTCACGATATGCTTGCCGTCCTGCATCGCGGGTGCAATTCGCTCCATCATGCGTTGCCACCCCTGGACGGACACCGAATCTTTCGAGATACTCGTCCCGAAAGCTGAGACAGTGTAGCCCCCGGCAGCCTTGAAAACGCGATCAACACGCCTATATGGGACGTCACGATACGAGATTTTCATCGCTTTTCACCCTCCTCCTTCTCCATCAGACGAACGATTTCACGCCGAACGGCACCCATCTGTGCCAGGATACGCTTCTCCAGCGTCGCTAGATGCTGGTCAATGTCACCCTGTATCATGTCCCGGAACATGTTGTCGGCCTCGTAGGGCACGTCGTCGTTGCGGCCCGAGCTGTCCTTCTTGCTCAGCGTCACGAGCGCAACGCGCGCGCTGATCTCCCGCCCCTCAGCGTTGCGCACGAACTTGAGCGCAGCAGAGAGATCATCGTACTCACTGGACATGCGCTCGATCGGCCCACGCTTGTCAACAACAGCTTCAACCATTCCATCAGTCATAGCACTTCTCCACCTTATTTCAGTACCACCAGTTGGGCTCAAACCCGAACTTCTTCTGTACCTCAGCGTTGAACTCTTCCCTCGCTTTTGATGACACAACGCGCATCAGCATCCTGTCGAGCGCCCTATCATAATTGCGAGCGCGCTGGATGCGCGCCTTGTTGACAGGGGACATGCTCACAAGCACGGCAAGGTCGGCATCGAGACCATCCGACTTCATCTGCTGCATCACCGCTTGTATCTCACCCATCTGGAAGTCGGGCACCCCGCGCTTGCGGATCCAAGCCACGAAGCTCTTCAGCCTGCCCATGGTGGGTTTGCTGGTTGCTACTTCCAGCGCCATTGCTGCTGAATCGGTCTCCGCTTTGGAGCTTACGAGCGCCCCCGTACCGTGCGGAAAGCCCATGTGCTTCAGTTGCGCGTCCCCTAGCGATTGCTTCGCGGCGCTCGGGCCTGCAACGGCCGCTCCTCCAAGGAACCCAAGGAATGATCGACGCTTCATTTGCGCGCTCCATTGCCGGCGAACAGGAGACGCAAGCTCTGTATGTTCCGCTCCTGCATAGCGATCGTGTTCAACGCTACTTCAAGCTCGCTGGTCAGCTTGTGCACGTATCTGTCCGCCTCATCCATCTCGCTCAGCTTGATGTCAGTCAGCCTGATGGCGCGGATACTGTGGCTGGCATCAGAACGCGTCTCAAGGGACTTCGCGAACTGTTCTGTGTATCGACCCGCCGCGAACACATAGCGCGTGTACCCTGAGCAATCGGGACGGTAGAAATAGTTGTCCTTCTTGATCAGCCACGCTTCATTTCTTGGGATTGAATCTGTTCCCGTACCCATTCGTCAAACTTCCTTGCTTCCTGTTGTGCGCTCGCGTTCGTCAATTCGCAAGCACGTCCATCTGATGTCCATTTCACGCCAAATGGGTTTAAGCATCCCGTGTCACCAGGACACTCATACTCACCACATGGTGTCTGCACGGGGCGGCACATCACACCTGCTTGCTCTTCCGTCCGTGCCTTGCAGCGTGGGCAGGCGCTGTACCTGTATCGATAGCAGGGGAGCATGTCCTCGCCATACTTATCGCGCCCCACGACTGTCATCTGTCTCTCCTGTCTAAGCTCGTACTGTTGCACGAGCGCCCGCGTAAATCAATCCATTCGCACGGGTATTCCAAGACTCCTTCGAACGAGCTCAATTTCGAGACGCATGCGGATCCAGTATTCAGGATCGCTGACATGGGGCAGGCCGTTTCCGTTCTCTGTGAGTTCGAACCCTACGTTTAGACAGGAGTAGATGGCTTCCATGGGCATCTGGCTCACGGGGATGCCCCTGTAAGTGTGGTCCATCATCTGATTGTTTCCCCTCAGAAAGTCACGGATGCTGTGAGGATGGATGCAGCAAGCCAGTATGTCACCCGCCGCCAATCGCCCTCGTACAGATACATGGTAGCAGCGCCAAGCGACATCAGGATCATGATCGATGGAAAGATTTTGCTCATCCCTTGGCTGCCCCCCAATTCGCCCCCGTCTCGCCATCCGCTCGGATAGGGATCTTGAACGTATGGCAATTCTCCATGATGTGCTTCACTTCCGCAAGCGCTTCCTCATGTCTCGGGTCACCTTCAATATAACTGCCATCAAGCTCATCGTGCACCGTCAGGTGAGGGGCGCCGATCACGTCGCAGACGCCACTCTCCCAAATCATCACCATCGCTTTCTTCATGATGTCAGCGGCGGACCCCTGGATCAGCGCGTTGAGCGCCTTGTGCAGCTTGTACCGTCGATATCCATCCGTGCGCAGCGCGCGCAGGTAATCGGGATTGTCGGGCGTCCGCTCGTCCTCTGGCACTTCCCGTAGAATGCGCAGCGTGCGCGAATTGTTGGTGCCGTCAAGCGCGTGCTTAAACATCCCAAGATTGGTTTCACTGAGGAACTCGCTGCCCCTGGACTTCTCCCAGGTGTTGAAGCGGCGGCGACGACCTAGGAGTGTCGTGATGAACCCGTTTTGATCTGCCCTGCTGCTCGCAGCGTTGGCCAACAAGCGGATGAAGGGCGCTTTGGCGTGGTACTCCGCCATAATGCGCTCACCCGTCTCCCTGTCGACTCCTAGGTTGGCACACAGGAGGTCCACGCCCTGCCCATAGGCAAGGCCGAAGTTCAAGTTCTTGGCATCGCTTCTGCTCAGCCCCGTGAGCTTCGCGACCTCCATGTGGTAATCGACATTCGGGTCGTTCCAGTAGGAGTCAACAATGGGCTGGATGCCCTCCAGCCTCAACAATGCCGCATAGTGCACAATCAAGCGGTACTCGATCTGCGACCAGTCAAGCGACCACCACGTCTGATCCTTCTCCGCGATGAACGCTTCGCGAATCAGTTTTCCTTCCGCCGTGCGCGTCGGAATGTTCTGGAGATTGGGGGACGACGAGCTGAAACGCCCGCTCACCGTTCCACCCTTGTCAGAACGAAGTTGGTGGAACTGGGTGTGGATGCGGCCGTTAACGTGGCCCTCAAGGATATATCCCTTGACGAACGTACCGCGGAACTTGTCCATGTTCCGCGCTTCTTTGATCATGTTCGCTACAGGATGGTTCTGGTGCTCAAGCCATTCCTTCCTGAAGCTGGGCGCGCCGGTCTTGGGCGTGCGCGGATATTCAATACCCACGCTGTCGAAGATCTTGGCGAGCGAGTCAGCTGCCCAGATGTCAGGCTTAATACCAACTTGCTGGGTGATGTGATCGATCGAATCGTTGTACGTCTGATCCAGGCGCGCGAGGAGCTTCTCCGTGTGCTTGATGTCAACGGGAACGCCGCGGATCCGCATTGCGAGGAGCATGGGAACGAGCTTGCTCTCAAGCTCGAACAACTCCCATAGATTTTCCTGCTCGAGCTGCTTACGTTGAAGAGCAAGCAGGCGCAGGGGCAGGTCAACGTCGCTCTCAGCGTACGGGCCAACCACTTCAGGCGGAGCGCGCCAGATGTTCTTCTTGATGTTGGTCTCGCCCTTCCCGAACGCTTGCTCAAGCCACTTGAGCATCACGCTTTGTTCCTTGCCTTCCCGCAAGCGATCCTGAGCGATTGACTCAAGTGAGTAGGTGAAGCGCGTTTCGTCCAGCAGCGCCTCCGCATTCTGGACATCATAGAAGGGGCCGCGCACGGGGACGCCGGAGAAGTGGAGCGCCTCCAAGTCGTACAGAAGGTTGGCACCAACCTTGGGCACGGGTAGGTCGAGAACTTCCTTGAGCCAACCGAACACGGCTCGCTTGCTCAAGTTGCGTCCGGAGTTCTCGTGCGCCACAGGGTAGTAGCGTCGAAACCCTGCTTCAGTTCCGATAGCGACACCGCAGACATATGCGTCGCCACGCACATATCCAGGACCTTTCGACGTCAGGTATGGGTCATTCGACTCAACGTCGAAGGAGATCATCCCCTGTCCGCTTAGGTCGGGGTAGAGTTCCGGCCCCTCGGGGAGGAACCAACCCGTGTCCGGTGTAGGAGGGAGGGCGCGTGGGCCGCTGGGCCCCTTTGTCGCGCGTTGTCGCTGCGCATCCTGCCAGAACATGCCATAGAAGTCGTCACGAGCCATTACTTCTCCTCGCGGTCAGCATGTTGCTTCCGCAGGATGTGGATGTGCCACGTAGTATCCATGAGCGCGTCGAGAGCTTCATGCGCAGTGAGGCGCGCTGCTTCGCTGGCGGCAGCATTAAGAAGCGCGCATGCGTTCGTGTGTGCGGCGAGAGCTTCGGTGAACATGGCGGATGCCCTGCTCCCCGTACGGATGTACTCTTGCAGCTTGTGAATGTCGCTCATATCTGCACTCCCGTCATGGACGCCAGCGCACGCATTTCAGCAGCAATACTCGGCGTGGGCTGGCTGTATATCTTATCGGTGGGCATGCGATCATGCACCTGGATCAAAGGCAGGCCCTTCGTGACAAAATGGTATTGACGCGTCTTGATGTTCTGAACGACCTGCCCCTGCATGCAGATGTGATCGAAGATGACGCTGTGCATCCAAACCACGCTCACGTTTATGGCTCCTGTATCTGCATCAGCTTGTGCATCTGAACACCTGCGATATACCCATGCGTCAGACATAGGCTCGCAACGCGCTGACGATTCGATTCGTTGCGCTTGTCATCATATTCATCCATCGGGGACAGGTAGACGGGCGCGCCAACGCGCGGCGCAGCAAGGGGACGAATGGGTCCGTCCTCCTTCTGCGTGTTGCCCAGCACCATACCGTTCTCATCGACCCGCGTCTCACTGCCAATCACGTACTTGAACGCGGTCGCATGACGATAGATCTTCTCATGGATCGTAGGCGTCTTGGGCGAACAGATGATTGCAAAGCGGTGCCCGTAACGGGGGCCCAGCAGCTCATCCAGCCCCTCGACCCACAGGCTGCCCGCAGTTTCGATCTGCACTGTGAATCCTTGGTCCAGGAGCAGCTTGCAGAAAGGCAGAATGTTCTGCCGCAAGGGCTCGCCACCCGTGATGACAACGAGGTTGAACTTGTGCCCGTCGATCGCTTTCATATCGTAGACCTTGCGCGCAAGCTCAACGATGTGCATCACGGGATCGTCCGGGTTGCTGAATTCAGTGTCACAGAACCAGCAACGAAGATTGCAGCCATGCAGGCGCACGAACACGGCGGGATGCCCAATGTAGGGCCCTTCCCCCTGGATGGTAAAGAACGGGGATCCCTTGACGACCTTGAGTTCGCGGGAGGTCGATAGGTCCTGCTTGAGTACGGGATTTTTGCCGAACATGATATTAATCGAACCTCGGGTCGCCAGTGGGTTTCATCGCTCGGACGAAGGATTCCTGCTGCGCTTTGAGCTCCTCCTCCGTCATATTATGCAAGGGCGCGAGGAGTAGCAACTCCTCAAGCGTGGGCCTTCGGCCCAGCGCTTGCGTCAGATTGTGCACTCTCTTCGCCCAGGTGATCATTCCTTGGGCTCCGCACCAACTTCCATGCGCACGGGCGGATGCGCAGTGCCAAGCACCGTGAGAATGATGGGCGCGCCGCTGATCAGCGCTTCGATCTCCTTCGGGGTAGGAAACCACGCGCTCTGCATCGCTTGATAGGTTGGCTTGCCGTTGTCGTCGGGCAGCAGCACGTCCCTGATGCTCAGACCAAAGTACCCTTGGCTCTTGCCAAGAGTTCTGGTGGTGTGGAGAATGACGCCGTGTTCCATGTCAGTGTGACTCGTCTTCCTTCATGTGCTTCAGGTACTGGATCGCGCCATCGATGTCATGGAAGCGGGGCAAGTTCCTGTTGAACTCCATGATCATGACGAAGAACAAAAGGATGCCAAGCACAAACCCCGCCCACTGCATCGCAGAACTACCAACCACAACACCGATGTAGATCGGTAGGCACATAATCATGACCGACAACGTGTTGCGGAACAGTGGCAGCGCGCCGCGCTTGTCGATGATGCTGATAGTAATTTCCTTGTCCTTCATTCGTTCCTCCCAAGGACGATGCCGCAGATCCCTTCACCCTGGAAGGGTGTGGGCTTGGGCCAGGTTGCTGGTTCCCACGCGGAAGCGATTTCGATCACAGGAGCGAGGCGGTTTGCGGTCCAGGAGGTGGGTGCTGCATCGTCGAGCGTCTCCACCTCCACCCCTTCCTCGAACTGTGCCTCGCCGAACGCGCCACGCAACCATGTGCGGGCGATCTTGATCGCACTGCCAGCTGGCACAAGGGGGGCGGCACGTGCGAACGTGCTCTTGAACTCTTTCGTGATGGGTTGGGGCAGTTCCATGGCGTCCACGTTCCGGATCATCTCCGACGCACGCTCATGGAACGTACCCTCGATAAGCTGGCTGCGCATCCAAGCGCCATTCTTCCATCGAAACCCGATGTAGTATTCCGTCCAGGCCCACTCGACAAGGTCCTCCGCCCTGTCCACGATGAAGTCGATCGCCCAGACGGGGACAATGGACTGCGATTCCCTGCCGTCAAGCGAGGGCAAGCGCACGCCCGCCAGCACGATGTTGTTGGTGGCGTAGGCCCACCCATCATCGAGCGCTACGCCAAGCGACCATGCGTGTGTGGCGTTATCGCTGACAAAGGGGCGCAGGGCCCGCAGTGCGCCGATAAGCCCTTCGGGGAGGTCCGTCCAGGCGTTTGTGTCGACGCCAGGGTAATCCCATTGCTCAAGAGGCATAGTGCGGATTGCGCCCCTGGACCGGCCGCTCACGACCTTAATGTGGTCCTTCTCAACTTCCACGCGCGGGTCGCCGGGCATCCTGCGGACGATCTTCTCGAATTCCGTGCCCGGTACCAGATACTGGTCTTCCGTGGGCCACGGGTGCCCTGCTGTGATGCGCCCATCCGTGGCTTTGATCTCCCTGCCGCCCACGCGATAGTGAGTCATTTCCCGCGCGATGTTCTTGGTGCTGAGCGCGTCGGTCAGCCAATCGATTTCTTTCTTCATTATATCCTCTCAAAGCGTCCGTCAAGGAACTCTTCCACGGGGCGAACCCATTCGCGCCCATCTCCCTCACTGACATAGAGCACGGCGTAGACGCCGTCAAGCTCAGGAACGGCGCACTGGAGCTGCACCACACCTCGGACGGTGTATGTCGTACCCCGCTTGACGTGTCGCCATCGTCCCGCGACAGTTTCCTCCAGCTTCTGGAGAACGGGGAATTGGCGCCTATTCGTTACAACCGACATCCTTGCCTCCTTGATTGATGTAGTCGTCCCATGCCTGCCAGCACCAGCGACCATCCCGTTGCTTGAGGAAGCCCCATTCCCGCTCAATGCTGCGCTTGAGCACGATGGTCCAGATGCAGCGCTTCGCGATAGGCGGGTAACCTTTGCGGTAGAGCACCCTGTGAGCGTAGGAAGCAGGTCGATAGTGCACGCGGAACGCTTTGACCACGTTCAGGCGCTTGGTGTAGGATGGATACAGGTGCGTTCCACCGTGAGCGAGCCCCTGCCAGTCCAGGACTTCCTCAACGTATGTCGTCAGAGGTAGAGTCCAGAAGTCAAAGGGGTGGTCGTGGCAATCAGGATCTGCATCGCCCCGATGAAACTTGTGAACGCCGATGCTCCAGCGCCCAATACGTAATGTCATCTTGCTCAGGTAGGGCGTCCAGTCCCCATTGGCATTGCTGCCATAGAAACGGCGGAAGCGCAAGGGACCGAAGCTCCATTTCTCAGGCAGCTTTGTCACCACCACAACTCCTTGACGCTGCGCTTCTTGGCTGAAGCATCTGTGACGAGGAACGCATAGTCAATGCACACGATGCGCCCGTCATACCAACCATAATTGTCATACTTGACGTCGGTCAGAAAGGTCGGCAGCGCTGTCGGTGCTTCCGACTTCTTGATGGGCTCGACACGCTTCTGGAGCAGGATGCGACCATCAAAGGACAATCGATCGCAGGGGGCAAGCCAGCGCGCGATGGGCTCAACATCACGCCACACGGTCCAGTTTCCATATTCCTTGACGTTGGCGAAGTTGCGCATGCGATCATCGTCGATCTCCACCTTGACGACGAGCGTTGGATCCAGGGAGCACTCAAACACGTCACGATGGATACCCGCGCCAATCTTCCTCCCGCACAGGAGGTTGAATGCATCCTCGTATGTACGCGCGTTACTCATTCCAGTCAAGGTCCCCATTTTGGATGCGCAAGAAGCGTTCCGCAGCCGCCATTATGTCCCTCTCAATTGCTGCCGCCTGTGGGTGGAAGTCAACAAGGCGCATGATCGCATGTGCCTCGTCATCCTTGGGCGCGTCCTGCCATTGCGACGCAAGGCCCCGCGTAACGCGCTGCACGGCGAGCAGCACGTCACTATAATCCGCATCGTACTTCTTCGAGATGCTCAGATACGGGTAGCTCTTTGAGATATCGTTCATCTGAGTTTGTCCCTCTCATGCTCGCTGCGAGGCTTGGGGCGCATCACATATCCGCTGGACGTACCAAGTCTGATTGGATGACCCTTCTTGCGCAGCAGCGCCATGTCGCGGCGAATGGTGCGCTCACTCACGCCGTAGAAGCGCGCGAGGATGTATCCGCCGTAATAGCCACCGCTCTCAAGACGCTGGATAATGTCGGCTCGCCGTTCTTTGGTCGTCAGGACTTCCATCCCAACCCCTCCTCGATCCCTTTGATGACAGCAACGAACACGATGCCCACAAGGAAGCTGCTGAAGTGGATGCTACCGACGAACAGGAGGTAAGGGATCATCACAATTGCACCACCAAGGGCACCCAGGGTGAAGCCCCGAATGAAGTAGCGCGTCAGCCTATCCACTTTGCTCATCAGAACAAAGTCTCCTGTACCAGCTTGAACGTGGGCACCGTCTCCATTTCCTCGATCTCCGTGAAGGTGCGCGCGTTGACGAGATGCCGAAAGCTGTAGTGGCTTGCCAATTGCTCGGCGGTTACGCCCATGCGCGCAAGCCACTGGTCCACGCGTGCACGCTGCGGCGGCGTAAGGCGGTCATAGTGCCAACTGTTCACGTTGTACTTGTCGGGGCTCTCGTCGCTGAACTGCACCTTGTAGAAGGTACCCCCTTCCCGGAAGATGCAGCCACCGAAGATGCCCGTCATGACCCAGGACGAGGAGTCGACACTGTACCACGGGTACCGGAGCATGAGCTCCGTGTCCGTCAAGCCAAAGCCGTGGACGCGCACGCGGGGCGTCCCGTCCTCCTTGACGAGAAACTTGGCCCAGATGTAGTCAAGCCAGGAACGGAGCACGGATCGGCTGGCGCCAACAAGACCGCCCAGCGCCATGAAGCCAGTATCGGGTTCCAGCTCGTCCAGGATCTTGAGCAAGAATCGATCCTCGTCAGCCGCGTGATGGACAGGGAAGACGTCGCAACCCTGGCGCTTGAGCTCTTGCCAGTTCTCCCACGACTTGGGTCCCGTGTCACCGATATCATCGAGGTTCGCTTTGACCGAAAAGTGCATGCCATTCGCGTGGATGAACTTGGCATAGTCGTCGATGGTGATCGTCTTCCCCTGGGTGTGTGCGGAGAAAGCACCTGAGTCGAGGAACAGCTCGTGGCCACTGTCCAGCGATGCCTGCACTTCCCTGTCGATCTTGTTGTGGTAGTAGAACGAGTACAGTCGGCGCTTGATCACTCCTGCGAGCGCGCCCGTCTGCCATCCTTCGACATCCCGGCCCCATCCCTCATCCTTGCTCATGGGCGTCTCGCCCGCCAGGTAGACCTTCATCCCTTATCCTTCTCGATAATCGTGCATCGACAATTGACATGCTCGGGGATCCATGTGCCCGGCGGTAGGTCCACCCACGCCCATGTTCGGCCGTATGCCCCAAGCGTGAACAGGCGAACGAGCACGGCCCATACGCCGGGTTTCTTCGAGATGGGCACATACTGCTGGTCCATAAACGGATCGCAAGGGTGCGTTCGCGCAGCGTATCGGTTCATCCCTCCCGGACGAAGCCAGCGGAACAGGAGCACGAGTCCCTCGTTCATCGCCTGGATCGTTTCAGCTCGCAGTGGCCTATACATGGCCGTCCCTCGATTCCGTGTCAAGCCTATCGAAATGGTACAGGAGCTGGCGCAGGTCTGCAACCCTCACGAACACAAGGTCAACACCCCCGTTCGATGTGTCTGTGAGCATGCGTCCCTTGTTTTCAAGATTCCCACGCCCCTCAGCGGCGATGCGCAATCGTGCCAGCTTGGTTGCGAAGTCTCTCATGTTCCATCCCGCTCGGCCATCTGACACAGGGTCAGGAACTCGTTTCGAGCGCTCGCTTCCTTGAGTAGGGCGCCGCGCATCGCACTTGTGGTGGTCGTGCTTCCGTGGATCTTGACGCCGCGTGTGCTCATGCAGCCATGCGACGCTCGAACGAGGACGCCAACACCCAGGGGCTTCAGATGCTCCTGAAGCGCGTCAGCGATCTGGTTCGTCATGCGCTCCTGGACTTGAAGTCGTCTACTGAACACCTCCACAAGGCGAGCCAACTTGCTGAGACCGACGATCCTTCCGTTCGGAATGTATCCCACGTGAGCCACGCCGGTAATATCGGCGAGGTGGTGTTCGCACTTGGAATGAACCGGGATGTTGTGAACGATGACAAGCTCGTTCGCCCCTTCAGCGCCATCTTCAAAGACTTTGAGGATGTCCCCGGGATCGATGCCGTAACCGCTTGCCCATTCGCACCACGCCTTGGCAACCCTGGCAGGGGTTTCTTGAAGTCCTTCTCGTCCACTGTCCTCTCCGATGCTGTCCAGGAGCACCTGGATTGCTGACTTGACACCGTCCTTGTCAATGCGCTTCATTCTCTCTTCTTTCGATGCACGCTGCACAGTCGCAGTCAGTTGATGAGCAATTGCAGCATGACTGGCAGCAATCGCATCCTTCACAAAGGATCCCGATTTCGATGTCTTTCCCCTCGCACGCTTCACAGCGCTTGAATTCCGGTGGGTACCACATAGATTGCGGAATTCGCTCCATGCTCCATGCACTCCACGCTCACGACGCGCACGCGGGGCGCGTAGCCATTATCCAGCAGCCAGACGTCCAGGGCGCCCGCCACGTACTCGGCGAACGCTTCGCATCCCACCTTGGGCAGGACGCGCACCTGGGCAAGGCCGTGATAGTCCAGATCCATCAGACGTTCGACCTCCGGGTCGTCCTCGGCGATCAACAGCTTGTGGTCGAACGTGAATTCGAGCGTGTTCTTGAACGATTTGAGGGAACCGAAGTCGACGACCCAGTTGCGCACGTCAAGTTCATCCGCCTCGAACGTCAACTTGAAGCTGAGGGCGTAACCGTGGATATAGCGACAGTGCGATTCCGCGCGCCACTGACGAAAAGCTGCACTCAGACCCAACTCATGAGTAAAGGTCTTCGTGGAACGGTAGGTCATATTGTGCTCCTTCGAGTGACGCGAAACTTCGCGGGTGTCAGCGGAAAGCTGTCGTCCTGTCTTAGGCTGCATATTAGGGTGGCAAACAAATACCACAAGTGCTTTGTTTGGCGATATGAGTCACGAATAGCGCCCCTTGCGGGGCGCTATACACCATCGGATAAGGATGCGTTACTTGGCGGCGAGTCGCTGAAGAACCAGCTTGGGCGCATCGGGGTTGATCGCGCGCCAGGCCTTAGCGTGCTCCGAGCAGGTTGCATCCTGGAGCGCGAGGAAGCCCATGCGCTCGAAGCACTCCATGGTCGCAGCTTCCGGATCGTAGGCAGCGAAGTACCCGGAGGCGCTGTCGACGATGGAATGGGCGGCGTTGAGCGCGGGGTTGATGACGACATCTGCGTGCCAGCCGACGAACAGCGCGGCGGGGATCAGGGTGAGAGCGGCAAGGGTCTTGAGCATGTCAGTCTTCCTCTTCAGGATGGGGTGGCAGTTCGTCTGGCAGTTCCTTGGCCTCGATTGCTTCCCTTTGGATGCGGGAGGCTTCGAGGAGTGCCAGTTCTATCAGATAGTCCGACGTAAGTGGGTGCATCTGACTATACCACGTAGGCGGCCCAACGCCGCTCATACGCGGAGGACAGCTGACGCGCGATGTGAATCGCTTCCGACTCGTTGTGAGCCTCAACGTACAGGTCACGAGACTTATCGCCGAGCTTAATGTGAACGAGGTACGTGGTCATGTGCGGAACTCCTTCGTCTGATGGAAACAACCTACGACGAAGGAGTTAACAACCCGTTAAAAGACGGGATCTTTCTCGCCGTTGATCTCAAACGCCTTTTTCCGCATGTAGCAGGGCCCGCAATGCCCGCAGTGCTTGTACCGTCGTTTGCCCGCAGACAGGATTTCCATCCCCGTGGTCTCTACGGGCTGCCCATCCACCCCTGTCGTGAACGATCGATGCTCGTCGGGGATGACTGTTTCATACTCCGCGTTGTAGCAGCTCCAGGACAGGTGCATGGGCGCGTCGATCTCAAGCCCACGCTTGACGATCTCTTTCTTCATCAGATTGCCCACGGGTGTCTCGATCCTGATGCGTTTCCCGTCGGAAACCGCGAACGGGATCATCCTCTGGAACATGCGCAGGAACTCTGGCTCATTGTCCGGGTACGCGCCTGCCTCCTCCATGTTGGCGCCCAGCGCGAGCACGTCGAAACCGTCCGCTTCCGCAATGCCCAGCGCAATGCTCGTCAGGATCAGATTGCGAGCGGGCACCCACTCGTGCGCGTACTCGGCCCCTGCCTCCCCCTCCGCGATCGAGTCCGACGTATTGGTCAACGGGCTGCCCCCGATTACCGCGGTAAAGACGTCGGTACTGACGATTCGCAGGGGCACGTCCAGGTGCGCAGCGATCGCCTCCACAGCGGCCCGCTCGGGTCCCGTAGCACGGCAACCATAATCGAAGTGCAGCAGCGTGACGTCGAAGCCCCTGTGCACAAGGTCACTCGCTGCGACGGTGCTGTCCAAGCCGCCGCTGAACACGACGAGCGCCTTCTCCTTGCGCTTGCCAAGCAACCCTGGGTAGACAGCTCCTTCGTTGATCGACTCGACAATCTGGTCATCGATCACTTCATAGGTGCCCCATGAGTACGGGGGCAGAAGCATGTCCTGCGGGCTCAGGGGCTCGCTCGTCAGAACGATAGTCAGGTTGTCGACGACGTGCTTGTACAGGGGACGATAATTGGTGAAGAACGTGAGCTGCTTCTTGCCCGCCTCCTGCACGATAATCGCATAGCTTCCCACCAACTCACGGAAGGGAAGGAATCCGAAGTGCTGCATGAGCGCGGGGAGCACCCAAGAATCGATTTTCGTTTCCGGTTTGAAACGATCCAGGTTGTAGGACTTGATCAGTTCCTTATCGTTGGCGATCGTGCCGTTGTGGACGACGATGTACTTGCCCACGGCGTAGGGCTGCACATCCGCTATGCTCATGCCCCCTTCCACGTACTCCGTGGTTGGTTCAGCGCGCAGGTTGCCGATCGACACGCTGTACGAACCCTTGAGCACAGCAGCTTTGACCTGTCCCGTGTACGGACCCGCGGTGCGCATGATCGCATTGTCCAGGGTGAAGCCGTGTGCGTCACGACCGCGCGCCGAATTGGCGACAAGCGCTTCGTGGACCAGCCGTGTTGTTCTTGAGCCAATGCCCGCAGTCAGAATACCAAAGATGCCGCACATGGATCTGAATCCCTTTGAGTGAAATCGAAAAGGGAGTACCTGTCGAACTCAGGTACTCCCTCAGTCTTGCTCCAGCCAGGAGCGTCAGTCAGTCGGCGCCGACTCAGGCCGCCTTGGTCTCCTTCTTCTTGTCGTCGGCCTTGGCCGGCTTGGCTTCCTTGCGCTTGGCGCTGATGGTGCCGGTCTTGCCGTGGAACTTGCGCCAGTTCGGGTATTCGGCACGCACGCCGCCGACCGTGAGGCCGACCTTGGCGGCGCGCTCGGCGACGTCGTCCCAGGTGAGGTTCTGCGAAAGGTCCAGGGTGTCGAGCAGGGCCCAGGCCTGCTGCATGCGGCCGCCGTGCTTGGGTTCGGTGACGCCGTTGCGCGTGGCACGCGGGGTCTCGGGGGCCTTCTCGGTCTTGGTCTTCGCTTCCTTGGTCTTATCGGCCGCAGCCGCGTTCTTGTCCGTCATTTCGGTCTCCTTGGGTTTCGGGATGTTCGTTTCGGCCGGGACTCGAGCCGTCGCGAAGTCTTCAGAACCAGCTCCGTCACACTGCACAATGCAGCCATAACGGGCGTCCCATGAGCTGGCAAGAGAACCATCCGGGTTGATCACTTCAACGTGAACGATAAGCCCAATGCCCGGTCGGCTGACCGTGTACTTGACTTTCTCGATCACCTGTTCCCTCGTCGCGGGCGCGCGCATGGACGTTACGCCCCGCTGAACGAGTTCCCCTTCCTGATTGAAGGGCTTGAAGCTGATACGGGCCACCCTGGTCTCCTGTCTGCGAAAACACGTTAGGATTTGATTGAACTAGAGTCAATGGTCTTTGTTGTGTCAGGCGCTCCTTTCTGCCACTGCTCCGCCTGCATGATCAGCATCTGAACATGCTCCTTCTTGATCGGGCTCACCAGAGACAGCTTCAAGGAGTCATCCTGCACCAGCGCGTTGTATCGCTTGATGAGCTGAGTCTTGGTGAGCCCGCTTTTCATCCGATGAGTTCCCTTGCACGATCCTCGTCGATCTTGACGCCGTTGTGGAAGAACTCGTACTCGGTGCCCTCCACCCATTCGGGGTGAAAGATAACCGTCAGCACGTCGCTGGGTGTGAAGTGGTCCACGACGGCGGAAGGCAGAGTGAAGGTCGCCAGGCTCTTCGCGAACGCCTTGTGCGTCGTGACGGACGAGTTGCCCGTGTACTCGATCGACTGGATGTCCTCCAGGGCGATGCCGAAGCGTTGGGCATCGAGGCGCGCACGGGTGCGCCCCGTGTTGAGGTCACGATTATCCCATGCGAAGAGCCTCGACCAGGCACGCATGCCCTGGAGGTGGTCCACGCCGTGGGCGGCGCGAAGGCCATAGAAAAAGTGCTTGGGCATTCACCCTGTCTCCTGACTGAATCGGTCGCCGAGCAGGGCAGACCTTGACTGGGCCCAGGGGCTGAGTTTCTGGCATGCGTTGCCCGGCTGACGAGTAAAGGGCCCGTAGGCCCTGAACTCGAATGGTAGTGAGGATTACTCCTCCCCGTCTTCGTTCTCCTCCTCATCTTCGATCAGGGTGGCGACGTAGTAGCCATCGACCAGCTGGACATCGACGCCCGACATGCGGCGGATGTCGCCCACCAGGCTGCGAGCGGCAGTGTCCGTGATGCCCATCTTGGTGACGAGGTCGTGGATCGACGCACCGCCCAGCTCGGTCATCAGGCCCAGGGCGAAGTCCTTCTTGGTCATGTTGGCGCCCGAAGCCCTCCACAGCTCGCGGGTGTTGCGGATCTCGCGGCCCAGCTCCTCGTTGGCGGGGCGCATGAATTCCGGGTCCATGATGAGGGCGAACGCCTTAGCGCGGGACTCGTACTCCGCCAGCATCGGCTCGTGGCGCGACTTCTTCCAAGCGGTGATTGGGGCCTTGCCCTCGGCGGCGCGGAACTTGTTGAGCTTCTCGAGGTTGACATGCGACATTGTGTATCTCCTTCAGAATCTGTGCGGGGCAGCAGCGCCCTATGCACAAATGTCTATGATAGACTTCATCAAGATACAAGTCGGATGATTACACTATGATTAACAAATCGCAAACGTCAAAACTCATAGTTCCGTCGACCGTTGGGCTCAACCAGATACAGGTTGTGGATCGCACGGGATACACCAACGTACCATACGCGGTGCTCTGCGTCTTCGTCGACCCGCATGCTGTCCTGGATGCGTCGCGAGATCCCAGGGTACAGCACGACGTTATCGGCTTCCCCGCCCTTCTGCCCATGGATGGTCGAGAGAACGATGTTGCCCGGTTGTGTCAAGCTCTGCCCCGTGCGCCGTAGCTCCTTGATGTACTGGACATGCCATTGTCCCATGTTCGGTTCAATGGTCTGCATCCAGTTGGGCCTGCCGTCGAACGGCCATTTGATCTCGTCCCATGTGATTTGACCCTTGTGCAGGATCTCCTGCATCCCGGGGATGAAGGATCTGATGATTTCTGCACGTTGAGCAGCAATCGCATCACCACGTCGAAGCTTCTCGTACAGCACCACAGCGCGAATCTCACGCGTGTCGTTACTCCAGATGCCATCCTTCTGGTAGACGACGCCCTTCTCGCGGCATGACATCTCAACCTGGTCAAGCTGGTGCTTCATGCGCGTGAGCAGCAGCCACGTGTTGCCGTCAAGCATATCGACACTGTCAAGATACGGAATGCTGATCATGCGCCCCGCGTCCCCTTCCCTGTGTGTCCATTCCTTGTGGAAGCCCCCGCGAATCTTATTCACGATGCGACGTGCTTCCAACCAGACGTTCTTTGGCAAGCGATAGCTGATAGGTAGCACCTTCATGTTTGCGCGGATGCGTAGGAACTGGTCAAGGTCGGCTCCAGCCCACTGGAAGATTGCTTGATCGTCATCACCCGCAATGATGACTCGCTTTGCTCGTCGGCCTATGCGTCGAACAAAGTTCCATTGCTGTCGCGTAAGGTCCTGGGCCTCGTCGATAATCAGGAGTTCCAGGTCCAGTTCCTCATGAGCCTCGTCCAGGAAGTCGCTGAAGTCCAGGAGGTGGCGTTCGGCCTTGTACGCTTCAAGCGTGTTCACGAACTGCTGCACGGCGGGAAGCGTCAACTCCGCGAATTCGAAGTTGTCGGGGTACTCGTGCCACTCCTGCTCAACGCTTATGCAGCGCGAGCGCGCCCGCGTATAGATGCCCAGCGCCCTGTCGCCCAGCGCGCCCCCTAGCGGAACGCGCTCCGTCTCCTCGCTGTAGCTGTGAGCGAACGTGAAGCGGCCCAGCGCCACGCCTATGTTCGTGTAATCGTCCTGCTGCATGACGTCACTGGACGATAGTCCAATGATCTTGAACGCGGCGCTATGCAGCGTTCGAAACCAGGGCAGGTCATCCTCCTGCATGGAGAAACGCGAAGCGGCGCGGTGAATTGCTTCCCGCGCCGCTTTTCTGGTGAAAGCGAAGAAGGCGATCTTGTTTGGCTCAACCCCCGCTCGTAGCGCTTCGTCTACCTCGTTGAGCAGTGCCGTCGTCTTCCCCGTCCCTGGTGGGCCAAAGAGGATAGTTGTTCGCATGTCAGATGGGTGAGAAATGAAGTTCCTTTTCCAGCTCCTCCTCAACAGACGGCGGGAGCAGCGTGTCCTCAGCTTCATGGACGCGTTCGTTGATGCTCGGATCAGCTTCCAGGGCGCGGATGCTGTCCTGGAACGTGTCGATGACTACAGTCGTCTGACGCTGTTCCTCCTTCAGTCGGATGGTCTCCGCACGGAGTTCCGCCTGAAGCGCTGCGATGCGGGATTCCATATCCGCCGTGTAGATCGACATGTGCTCGTTGAGCTGCACAAGGCGCCCCTGTGCAGCTTCAAGCCCCACGCGCTGGGTCTGCAGAATGCGCTTCACGGACATACCCTTGATCTGCTGACTTTCCTGGTCAGCTGGCATCAGAACGGGCGCGTCGAACCCTTCCTGGTTGTCGTAGTGATCCACGGATCGAATGAGTCGCTTAATCCAAGTCATGTGTTTCTCCTGTCTAATACACCTTGGGCGGGAGGCCCAGGACACGACGAGCCGCTGCATCCTTGGCTGGCTCGAAACCCTTGCCGACCATCCATTGCAGGTAACTGCGCGGCGCCTCGTCATACCGCTTCCCATAATGCTCGCCAAAGTCGATCTTTGTCAAGTAGGGCAGGTCGGCCGTCCACTTGATCATGTCCCGAATGCTTGCCATAGTTAAGAAGTGCATGAAGAGGAAGGACGTGACGTAGGAGTCAGGGAGAGCACGATGCGGGGGCTCAGCTTTATCCCTGTCCAGGGGAACGTTCAGAGCATAGCGAAGGAACTGGTTGCTGTGCTTCTCGAAGTCCGGGAGCAGTCGCAGCGCCACGCGATACGTGCAGATCCAGAACTGCCCTTCGTCCAGGGGAATAAACTGGCGCTCGAAGTCCGTGTTGTGAGCGATGAAGAGGCGGGGCGCCCCGTGCTGCTCGTCTGCCTGTTTTAACCAATCGGGGGCGGTAGTATAATGTGGCGACCCAATCACATCGCTGTCTATAATGTGATGGATGGCAAGCGCTTGAAGCGTGCTCTGGCGCTCAGGATCGAAGAAGCTCCGCTTCATCTGATAGCACGGGTCCTTGACCTGCCATAAGGGTTGCGTACCCTCCGCCGCTACATCCTCGATCAGAACATCGGTGAATCCAGCTTCCAGGATTCGGCCCTCGGGCGGGAAGTCCGTCGTCTCAAGGTCAAGGACCCGTGCGATCTCGATGCTCACTGCGCATCCTCCATCTTAAAGATGTTCGGGTAACGTTCACTCAGCGCCCTGTTGCAGGCAAGCGCCACGTCACGGTGCTCCTTCTGCGTCGAAGGATCGAGTCGCTGCGCGAGGTAGTGAATCCAAGACCGCAGGTAGCCGTTCATGTAGAGCGTTGTCCCCGTGAGCCCCTCGGGCAGCACCTTGCGCGCGCACTCCTTGGCGATGCCCCGCTCAAGAGCACGCTTGTAGGTGTATGTCGCTTGCGCAAGGATCTGCTCTTGTTGACGCCACCACCATTCCTTGGTCTCGTCGTCGAGGTCGTCAATGGAATTCTGACGATTCTTCGTGTCCTGACGACGTGCCTCGAACATGTGGAACCCCGTAGCTTCCGCATATCGCTGGCTGAACTCTTGGAAGCGGAACGAGTGGTGTCGCAAGATCTGATGCGCGATGTCCCGCGTGGTGACAATTTCCATCACCACGTTCGACATCTCGAAGGGCGACCAGTGCTTGGCGCGCTGGAGATATGCGAGAAGACGATCGTACGTCTCCGCGTTCATCTGATTGGACGGATTGCTGACGCGTGCCGCATACGCGACGAAGCCCTCCGCATCCATGCCCTCTACGGTTCCACCGAGGAAACCAACAGTGGCAGCGACAATCGTTGCTTTCGGTGTCATGATCACTCCTTAGGTGGTAATGGTGACTTTCGGGATTCGATCCCACGCCATCTGGGTCCAGTGAGCCACCTTGCGCATGTCGCGTTCAAGGCCCTCCGGACGTGCGTTGGTCATGGCTCGCGCCAAGTAGCGCTGCGCCTGCTTGATGCAGTCTTCGAACGAATACGTCGCCGCAGGATCATCGCCCTCGTCGCCATACTGAGGGACGACATACTCCTCGATGTGGGCAATCACGTGATTGCTGAAGTTCTCCCATAACTTGGTCTTTTCGCTTCTGCTCATGGCATCCATCCTTTCTCATCTGCTTCAGGGAACAGCTCAAAGAAGCGTTTCAGGAACTTGCGCTCAGCCTTCCTGGGCTTCCAGAACTTGATCTCAATACCAATGGCCGGCACCGAATCGAAACGTGACATCACTTCGTCCAGGGAGTAAGTGAGCGCCTGAAGTTTCTCATCCTGGCATATTCGATTGTCATACTGCATGACCAGCAGGGGCGGATGGTACTCCAAGTTGAACTTTCGAGCGCTGACCACTTCCAGGTGCTGCTCAAGCGCAAAGTACCACGACCCCGCCTTGCGCTTCAACGGACGGATGAAATCCTGAAGTGCCCATTCCGCTCGATCATGCATCAGCGCTTCCCTCTGGAAGTGACGGATCGCTTCCCAAGAGGACTCAAGCGCGAAATCTTCGGCGTAGCCCTCCAGCTCGTTGGCTGTAGGCGTGATGTAAGACATGTGCACGCAATGCTCCGCCACGCTGTAGAAGTCGACTGTGCCGCCCCCATAGCGGCACTGCTGGGCAAGCTTGCGTGCGATGTCTGTTATCAAAACGTGTTCCGGATTTGGGCTCTCCGGCTGAAACCGAATGCCGGAGGGCATGGGCACCCACCAGGTGCCGTCGTCGTTCATCGTTGCACCAGCTTCAGCCATCAGATCAGTCCCCTGTCCAGGAGCAGCTTCTCCGGCGCCCATAGCGTGACTTTGGTACCCTTGCGCTCGAATGCGATAGCAGCTTTCGGGAACCACATGTCCTCGCCGCCATCAAGATCGTCCGTCACGCAGAGTGCGTTGGCCGTTTCGTGCACATAGTAGCACTCGACCTCGACTTGTGAATCGGGTGTCTGCTTACTGGTGTGCTCGTCAGAACCTAAGTCCCAATCACCCCATCCCATCGCGCTTATCCTCTTGCTCGGCCTTCTTGAGGATGACCTCCATCATGTCCGCGATGCGCTTGAGGCTGATGGCAACGGACAGGAGGTACCGGTCCTGGTTGCACAGGTTGGTAGACTGGTGCGCGTATTCCTCGATCGAAAGCTTACTGGCCATCTTTCTTCACCTTCTCATACTTGGCGACGATGCGCTCGGGCAACTTCGCCGTTGCGGAATCCGTCCTAAACGCATCCGTGTACTGTTCCCACGCGGCGTTGATTTCGGCCTTGGACTCATCCGTAATAACCCACGTCTCCGCCCAACGCTGATGAGCGAACGTCCACGTCTTGAGGGGATTACGTTCAAGGAACGTAGCGAGCACCTGACGAAGCATGCCCGCGAGCTGCGCATGCTGTTCAAGCGTCCAGCCGTCATCGCACCCATCCTCACCCCACGCTTCCATATTGGACTCGATCACGTCCTCGAGGATACGCTCCGCGAAATCATCCAGCATGGGCGCGGTCATTTCCACTTTCGTCGCGTTGACGAGGTAGATAATTTCCCAGTCCATGCCCTTCGCTTCATCGAACGCTTCCTGCCTCGACTCGCATGGGCCCACTTGGAACACTTCGTCGTTATTGCCTGCGTACCATCGATACCCATCGTCCATGCGATAGGGCAGGGAGCGCCCGTGCCACTCCTCTCGGTTCTGAATAAAGTAGATGGTGTGAGTGAGCGTATTCTTGAGGTGCGACGCGAGCTGGAAATCAGTCGTCAGACACCACCTGTCGATCTCGTGTTTCTTGATCAGCTCCTGGAGCTCAAGCTCGAACTCTTTCCACTTCACGTTACGCACGATTCTCTCCTGTCTAGAATGCTGTGATGTCGAAATCTTCCTCGACGTTGATCTTCACAGCGCGCGTGTCGATATCAATGTGGGATGGCGCCTTCATTCTCCAGATGCGATGGCGCTTGCCCTTCACTTCAGTGGTGCCCGGCGCAGCGTTGATCGGATCAGATTTCAGAAGCTCGGCAATCCCCGTATTGCTCTTGATCTTGTAGTTCTGCTGGCCCAGAAACTTGACAAGCCCATCGTAGCGGAACCATATTTCCCCGTCATCCGTGCGCAGCGGATACATGCTCGTCACGAATGTTTCTACTGTCTGGTTCTTGGCTAGTCCCGTCACGTACGCGAAGAACAGTGTTTCAAAGTGCCCTGCCTCCGTCACGTCGCGCGGCGCCTCCTCGACCTCAGCGTTCTGCGAGATATCGTTGATGAAGCGCACCCACCTGTCTCCTGGAAGGGTTGGCGGCATGATGTTCACTGCTTCGTGAACCTTGCGCTGGAACGCGCTTTGCGTGATGAACTCATCATGCTGGAACTTGACCCGCGTCCCATTGATCGTGACATAGACGATCGTCGGGTCCCCAATGATTTTCTTCATCTCTAGAACTTCGGGTCGTCCAGGTGAGTTGGCACCCTCGCCCACACCACATTCACGCTTATAGCACAGCTTGCGATTGCAGTGCGCCTGGATAGGGGGCTTTCGGCATCGATAATCGTACGCCTTCTTGTCCACGCTCTTGGCGATGGTGTTAATGTCGCTCAGTGACAGGGGCGGATCGCACATGGCAAGATTGTACTCTTGCAGGTGATCCTTCCACTTGTCAGGAAATCGTTTTCGCAGGTACACGGCGACGTTGTACATGCCCTCGTTCCGCGTCCCGTCGGGCAAGCCCCCTTGTGCATGAATGATCTGCAAGCACGGGGGCCCTTCCTCGAACAACCCTTCATTGAGGTCCTTGCCCTCAAGCTTGTCGCCCTGCGGTAGGTTGTCCAGGAAATCTTCAGTCTGTCGCATGCTGTAAGCGAACTCAAGGAACTGGTCCAAGCCCAGCTCCTCCCCCTCATGCAGACAGTATCGATTGGTTCGATCGGCATAGAAGTATGGCATGTTGAGCCAGTTGCCGATGTCCTCCTCGTTGTACCGTGTGCTCTGCTTCGGGAACACTTCGCATCCCCCGTAGCCGAGTACCGATGCCCATGTGGTCAGTGCGTTGATAGCCTTGACGGCAGGGACGCGTTCGGAGAAGAAGAGGTATGCATGTGCGCCCCCTGACTTGGATCGGCATATAACGAGGGGGAAACTGAACTTACGGCATTTGACTTCCAACTCCTTGAGGTCGATCCCGATGACGTCGATATCGATGCAGCCCCATACGACAGTGTCATCAGACAGAAGAGGAACGATGCCAAGTCCTGGGCCCGTGCCGGACAGATGCGCATGCCAGTCCTGTTCGGTTGCGCCGCCCTTCAGGGTTAGCGCTTTTCCTTCCATCTTACCACGATCGTTCGCGCCCCGAACCACATAGCTCCCATGGGCGAATTCGTACCCTTCGAACAGTTCTCGCATTTCCATGAGGTAAGCCCCTGCCTTAGCGTGCGCGCGTATTGTGCAACGTTACACGGGCTGCGCAAGGCAGCCCGTGTACGCCGACGATAGGGGCTTAGAAGGGCATTTCCTCGTCGCTGCCGACGCCGTTATCGATCGTCTGCCCATTGCCCGCGGGCTCATCCGCCTGCGAGCCCGGAGTTGCGGCCTTGACTTCGCCGCTGTTGACGGCTTCGAGCAGCACCTTGGCTTGATCGTAGAGCTCGCCCGACGGGTCGATGTCGAACACGTTGCCCGCGAGATCGAACTTCCATCCGAACCACTTGCCCTGGTCGTTGCTTTCCGGCACCGTGGTAACGCGGAGCACGTTGTAGAAGAACGGCGGGTTGAACGTCTTGTTGTTCGGACCCTTGAGCTGGATCGTCTTGAGCTTGGTCACCAGCTGCCGGCTCTTCTTGAACTGGGTCTTGGAAAGGGACACCACGGCCTGGTCGATCGTCTTCGTCTCCTCGTCATAGACAAGGAAGTACCACGTGCCCGTGGTAACGATCTCGTTGCCGTTGGGCAGGAACGCGCCGCCCCTGTCATCCGTCTTGACCTTGTCCATGATCTCGGGACCATGCTTGCCGTTGAAGCCGCCGCCCGCATCGCGGGGCGTCCACTCCAGGTACTCGCGCACGTAGAGCACGGGGATCGCGAGGAAGCCCTTGAGGCCGTCGTACGTGTTCTGGGTCGCCGTGTTGAAGAACATGCCCTGCTTGAGGCCGTCGATGTACGCGGCATCCCGCTCGTCCACCTCGGGGCTCAGCGCCTGCGCCACCTTGATAAACGGGATCGTCATGTCCTCGCTGGTGGCGTGCTGCCCGCCCATTCCCGCGTCCAAGGCGACCTGCTGCATGAATTCCGCAGGAAGCGTGTTTCCCGCCTTGGCGACTTCTTTCTTGCTCATTGCTTCGTTCCTTGTTTGATCAACGATTGACTTTGGTTCTCACTGTGGTAGGTATGGACCCTACTTGATCACAGCGACACGCCGAACATAGAGGCCCAACAGGCCCGCTGGCAGCTCAACGCCGGCTGCCAACTGCTCGCGGCAAAAAGCCTTGAGCGTCGAAGCATGCACGCTTTCCTCACGCGACGCTTCGATTCCGTATCGTTCCTTGAGCTCACTGATGATTTCAGTGGCGACGTTGTCCAGCCCCTTGCCCAGCGGAACGGTGATCTGATTCTTGATGAGCTCCTCGTGGTTATGCTCACGTAACCACGTGTGCGCGGCGGGACGATTGTCCTTGCTGATGGACGCCTGCACGTCGTCCTTCACCGTTACCTTGCGCCCGTCCTTGGTCTTGAACTCCGCGTGGTTGACGGCGTCCATAGCCTCCGGCAGATCCTTCTCCGTGATCTGCCTGTACTGCTCGCCCAGCTTCTTGAGCATTTCCTCCAGAGCCGTCATCTCCTCCTTGATGCTGATTGCTTTATCAGCGAGGAAGCCGATGTCCTGGAGCTGCTCCGAGCTCGCAGTGGTGACTTGAGAGTCTTCCCAAAGCTTGTCGATACTCATCCTGTTCTCCTGTCTACAGTCGAAGTGGTGTCAGCACGGGTACATAGAAGCCACCACTCGCGTCACGGCGCCCATCCGTTGCACGCTCTCGCTCCCATCGGAGCACGGTAACTTCCTTGAAGTTCATTTCCTTGAGCGCGACGAGCGCAAGTGCAAGGCCCATCGGATCGCCACCCGCAAAGCACAGGGAATCGATCGTGGGATCGAAATTCTTCATTTCCCGAAGGAAGAGGTGCAGCACGGGTCCCGGCGTGAGGCTGGGTTGCTCGCCCCGCTGGAGAAGGGGATGGATCTTGCCGTAACGCTGAGCGCTGGACAGGTCCTTGGTAAGGAGACTCCCGTCATTTTTGCGCGTGACGGGGGGTATTTGTACCAGGTAAACAGTGCTCTCTTGCATGACTCATCCTGTCTCGTATTGCGCGAAAAGCATAGCAGCGCGCATGCGAACCACAAGCGCTATTCACAGATGCAGCTTTGCCCACCGCTGACCGTACAGGATGGCTCCTTTCAGCGTTCTGAACCTGTTACCAGTCGACTCGAGGACCCATTCCCCGCCCTCCCTGGTAAAGCGCATGAATGGGTCGTTTGCCATCTTCCAATAGAGGAACAGCTTCTTGTCCTTGATGACGTTGTAGGTGAGATCACTCTCCAGCCCGCGAATGAAAATCTTTACGTCAGGTGTCATGGTAATCCTTCATGCTCGGGATTCGAAATAGGGTAAGCGACGCGATACACGTCAGCGTGACGGGAACGAGCAAGCTTGACCGCATATAGCGCAGCATCAGCACGAGCGCGATAGATGCTGGCTTGCTTTTCCTTGCGAGCGATGAACGATTTCATCGCCTCTTCCAAAGTTTCATGTGCGAACTGCTTCGTTCGCTTCTGATTGATGAATCGGTCCCGGAAATATTCTCGGATCCAAATCCCGCACGGCGTTCGTCGAAGAATATCGAACTTGAGCAGTATCACATCCGTTCTCGAGTACATGTGCTCGCCGTACTCATCAGCGATGCTGTACAGCTTGTCCTCGTATCGATACGCTGTGTCAGTCATCAGATATCTCAATCAGCTTCCCCGCGAGGAGCATGTCCAGAGCTACATGCCCGCCGTGCAATCGGCAATAGGGCTTCCCCTGTATCTCCACCACCGAAGGGCGTGTGCATCTAAAGAGGTTGTCGTCGTTCAGCCCATAACGATCACGCCGCCATCGTGCTTCGCGGGAGTTCTGCACCGACACGTTGTGGCTGCATTGGGGCGTCTCAACGTAGGGCGTTGGTGCATCCTTGAACGTTTTGAGGCGCCGTGCAGTCACAGGGGATCCTCGATGCCAACATGATCACTGAACGCGATGAAGTCTTCCCTGTACCACTGGTACAGCCACCGCTTGTACTCGACAGGGTGCATCGTGGAGCTCCACGGGTTGCTCTCCGGCCCCCACCCTTGAAGGAACGCATCAGCGCCATCCTTGGGCGCGGGCGATGCACGTTCCTTCTGCTTCTTCGTCTTGGGCGGGTCATCCTCGTGGATGGTTTCGGGCATGTGGTTCTGCTCCTCGCGCCACTTGTTGACTTGCGCGGCGCTGGCACGCAGAACGACGATCACATTGCTCCCCGTCAAGCAGTCCATTGACACCACATACTTGGCGAGACCGTGCTTGTTGAGGTATCGTGATGCGATGTGCAGGTTCCCGCCCAGGTTCATCGTATGCAGCTTCATTGTTCGTCCTCGTCGATATGAGCATCGCGCCTACGCGCGCCCTTGCCAATGTCTTGGAAATCGTCCTTACCCCATCGGGGATCCGGACCATTGCCCAGGAAGGAACGACCCTTGGCGGTATAGTTGCACCTGCCGCATTTCCACATGGGTCCGCCCTGTTCGAGCGCACGAACACTCGCAGAACCGCACTTAGGGCAAATTCGAACTGCCATTGAGCACTCCTATCGCAGTTTCGATCTGATACTGAAGACCGGATACACGCTGACGAAGCGCCTCTGTCACAGACGCCTGGAACTCGAGACGCTCGACCTCCTTGATGCTTTTCTCATCAGCAATCAGATAGAACCCGTTCCAGGAGCGACCGCAGAGCGTGCTGGGCTCATCCGCATACGGGAACAAGCGTGCGCGGAGATGCTTGTTCTCCTCCTGCAGATCGCGCTCGTCGGCCGTACAGAACCCCGCCGCATGCAGCACTTTCTTGACGTCGTTGCGTGCTACGCCGGTGGCGCGGGCGATTTGGTCATAGTCTATCATGTCAGACCCCCTGCTTCTACTGTTGGCTCCATGGGTGCACCTCGTGGTTCCACGAGTTCGCAAAATTCAGTCAGGTCCTCGATTGTGCCCGGGTGCTGTAGCTGCCCCTGTTGAAAAGTGAGCTGAAACACGCATTCCCCACCCCATTCCTGCGGGTCGAAGCGCAATGTGTCCCCGATGTAGATCGAATCCCCATTCCTGTCAACAAGGCCTGTATAAGCCCCCGCATGGCCCATGTAGTGTCGACGTTGCATCTCCTTATTGATACGTTCAAATTCGGCCGCTGCATGTTCGAACCATGCGGGTTGATCCATATCCTCCTTGAGGGGTAAACCCTTTCGAAGTCGATATGCTATTCTTCGCATCGTTTCAATCACGCGCGTTGCGGGTGTCGACGCATGCTCCATATCCATAACCATTTCAGACCCCTTCCTTCGGTCGAATCTGCCCACAGCACGGGCAACGTTCCGTCGGGTGCTCTTGCATGTGAATGATGTACCGTTCACAGTGGAGCAGTGCATCGTCAAGCTGATCGCTTGACGCTTTCGCAAGCAGGCCGGTCAGCGAGTCGTACACATATGAACCGCCAAGCAGCTGGTGCAACTTGGCTGTTGCTAGGCTGCCCATGTACACGGTGTTGACTCGGTCTTCCCCGCTTCGGTAGGATGCAGCGGCGCGGATGAGCATAACCTTCTGCTCCCGGGTCATCTGGGAAATGTTGAGCATTCAATCCTCCCCTTCATAGCTCGGATCGATGAACACCAGCTGCTCCTGGGCGCGCGTCCACGCAACATAGGCAAGATTGTTCTCTTGCTGGATCTGCCAGGGCTGCCGGGCGCCTCGCGCCGGGCAACGCTGATAATGCTCCCAGAGGAACACGCGGGGCCATTCCCGGCCCTTGGACCGATGGTACGTCGCGAGCGTCACAACGCCCTTGGCGCTGTCTGCGAACAGCCTGTTGATGAAATTCACCACGTCCTGGATCGACTGCTGACCCTGCAAAATGCATGCATTGCAGATCTCGACCAGCGTATCGACGCGGTCATTCACCTCATCGACCTTTGCCTCGTTGCCCTTGGCTTGCGCCTTCTGCACTTCGCGTTCCCGGTACTGCTCCAACCGCTCGAGCAGCCCGTCGATGTCCGCGACCTTCCAGCGTTGTGCGAGCTTGATCATGCCGTCGCCAATGGCGCGCCCCTCGACCTTGCAGGGGACACCCTTGCGGATGAGCGAATAGGCGATGCTGATGAGCGGCGCAGTGTTCCGGCACAGGATGGCGTCGGTCGTCTTGAGATCGGGCAGAGCAGTCACCATCGACACCGAGCCCTCCGCAGCAGTGGGCGCGTACTCGATATCGGGAACGAGACCCTGGGCGAGCTTGACCACGCTCTTGGGGCAACGCCACGTGACGGTCAGCGGCATGACGCGTGCATGCAGCATCTGGATCAGATTGGGCAGGGCAGCGGCATCAGCTCCTGCGAAGCCGTAGATGGCCTGCCGATCATCACCTACGACAACCATACGCCCGGTACGCGCGCGGACGAACTTGCGCGCCAGTGCTTGCTTGGCACGGGACAGGTCCTGCGCCTCGTCGACGAACAGGACGTCCTTGCCGAACTTGGTCGACAGGTTCTTGATGAGGGGCCAGAGGATCATGTCATCGAAGTCGATGACGTCCGTCTGATTGAGCGACTCGACATAGATCTGCTGTGCCGCTTGAACGACGTCCTGCATCTCCCGCATGTCGTCAAGCCCGTTGATGTCGTAGTGATCAGCAAGCTGATACCAAATGTGAGCAGACTCGATTGGCAGGTCGCTGAAGAAGCCAACGCCGGCACCCTTAGCAACACCCACCAGATGCGCGATCTGTGTGCCGTACTTTTCCCACACCGTCGGTTCCTGGTTCCAGTTGCGACCCTCAGGGCAATGCGCTTGAATGAGGTCGCGCACCTTGCTGTCCTCAATGCGCGGCTTGAACATCCACTTGATCAAACCGTAGCCCAGCGAATGGAGCGTGGACGCGCTGACCTGTTTCCAGTTCGTGTGCCCGCGCTGCTTGAGCTTGGTGCCGATCTCATCAGCAATCGCCTTGTTGAAGGCGCAGATACCGATCTCGATATTCGGATGACGTTTGACCAGTGCATCGACACCCAGGAGGATGGTGCTGGTCTTACCGCAGCCCGCACGGGCAACGAGTGCGAGGTTGTCGGTGCTGTCGACAAGGGCGTCGAGGAAGGCGACTTGCTGATTGGTAGGTTGCATTGGGCTTTTCTCCTGTCTCTGCACCCGTTCTAGGGTATCCTGGCCCCGTTGTCAACAGAGCCAGGATACGAATTTACGCGCTCTTGCGCAGCGGTGCAGAAACGGGCACGGGCTTGAGCTCGTAGCCCAGCATGCGGTAGGCCATCTGAATGCTCACGGACTGGGGCCGGCGCACGCGTCCCATTTCCCAATTCTTGAGCGTGGATGGACTGAGCCCCGACACGTTGGCCTTGGCATAGGTTGATCTGCCATCCGTCTTGAGCAGGGGCAACAGATCCTCCAGCATTGGATCAATGTCGGGTTTGCGGGGACGGTCTTTCGACCACGTGTGTTTCGTCATTCCTTTTTCTCCTGTATAGGAAGCCCCTTACGAGGGCTTCAATTCTCGACCCTGGACGCCGAAGAGCGTCTCCTGCTGCTTCGGTTTATCGCGCCAGGTTGAGATGTCGACGACCAACTGCACGAAGTCGTCCGTTCGCTGCACGCGTACGGGCAGGCGCCCCTTGCCCGTTGCGTCGCGGGGCGCCGCGTCCAAGATGCTCCAGGAGACATTGAGCTCGCCCATGGACCCCGGTCGTTTGAAGTTGATCTTGTACCCGGACGGCGTGGGTCTGATATACATGTTCCAGGGGGACCCTTGCCGCGCATCGATCTCGATGGAACAGCGCTCAGGATTGCCGATCATCTGAAGCAAGGGCACGCTGAACATGAGCGCGCACATCGTTCGTGCACCATCGGGACCCTTGGAGCGGTAGGTGATCCACTCCGTCGACTTATTCTTCTCCATTTTCGATCTCCTCGAATTGGCTGAGGGAGAACATGAGGCACTCGTCGACCAGTTTGAAGTCGAGAAGCCCCGTGTGAGCACGGGAGGGCTTGCGGCCCAGCGCATTCCACGTCATGCTGATGGTGCCCTGACGCCGCTCGTTGACCTGCGACAAAGCATAATTGTGATACTTCTTCGCCTCCTCAGCAGGCACGTCGCGCGGATCGTAGGGCGTGAGGATGCACAGGTCCCCTTCCACGTGAAGTCTGATACGTGCGCCGGGCACATTGGACAGGACCCAGGAGTTCTTCTTCCACTCCTGAACCAGCCCTGCACCTGCGCATGCCGTGATGTCCCTTGTGCGCTCGCCAGGCATGCGGTAGCGTAGCGTTCGATCCTGAAAAGGATCCCCGATCGGTGTTCTTGACCGTCGAGTCTTGGGTCGGGACTTGAAGGAGTCCGGATTCTCCTTGGCGCGCTTCGCGAGCGCCTTGAGGCGAGCTGCATCGTTGAGAGGATTCATTGCTGTGTTCCTGTATTAGTCGGATTAACGCTATGGGACGCTGTTACGGGCTTAACGCTATGCGACTGGCGCAGTCCCATGCAAGTGAAAACGCGAGCTCATCGCACTTTTCTTGAATCCAGGTATAGCACGGGCCCGCCCGCGTAAGGGGTGGCGTCTTGATACCGCTTTACAGGGACAGGGGAAAGCTCGTGCAATATGTACAGCGATCAAAACACCGGGATCTCGACTGAAAATCAGCTGACAGGTAACCCCGGTAACCCACCCCACACCCACCCTGGGTACCCGACAAATCCTTTGCAAAAACAAGGGGTTGCTCACCGTCGGTAACCCACACCCTACGGGCGCGGAGGCCTCGCAAAAAAATAAAAAATTTGTAGCTGTAGCCGTGGGTTACAGGTTACCGTCACTTATAAGTTTCTGTTAACATTGACATTTTCACCGGTACCCAGGGTCTCGATCGTGGGTTACCCATGGGCTACCGGGGTTACCCTACGCTCTGTCGCCGCGTGTGGCATCCAAAACTATCGTTATGTCAGGGACGCCCGTGTGCAATACAGCACTTGTGATAACATCCTGGATTCGCGATAGTGCTTGGAATACAGGAGCACTTGAGACACATGGGACTCGTCATCAGCCAATCGAGGCGCAAGGACACTGCGGTTCTGTCTGGCGCGTATAATGCCGCAGCGTTCGACATCGTTCGGGACATGCCTGGGCGCAAGAAATGGGACGGGGGAAATCTCCTGTTCGAGACCACACGCGCCAACATCGAGTATCTGCATGAGCACTTTCCTGATGCTCAATGGGAGATCGATAAGGGTGCCCAGATCCAGCGCCTGCTTCAACTGGAGGAGGATGCACGCAACGCCAAGCAACGGCCCGCGCCCCCGGAGGCGCTGCACTTCCGTTTCAAAACGGCGCCCCGTGACCATCAGCTTCGAGCATTCCACCTCAGCAAGGATCGCGTCGCGTATGGCTTGTGGCTTGAGCAGGGACTGGGCAAGACCAAGATCATCATTGACAATGCTGCCTATCTGTGGTCCATCGGCAAGATCGATACTCTGTTGATCGACGCGCCAAACGGCGTTCATATCCAGTGGATCGAGGAGCAGCTCCCCATCCACCTGCCCGATTGGGTGCCCTACAAGGCGACCGTGTACAAGAGCGAGCAGCCCCAATGGCTCAAGCGCCAGTTTGAGGACGTGTTCGCGTTCCAGGACGGGCTCCGCATCTTTGCGATGCACCACGACGCATTCACCACGGAGAAGGGCGTCAAGTTTGCGCTTCGAGTCCTCAGCAGCGGTCGCGTCTTGTGGTGCATCGACGAGTCGTCGCGCAAGATCAAGAACGCGCAAGCTGTGCGCGCCAAGAACACAATGAAGATGCGGGACCTCGCGCCATACAGGCGGGAGCTTGACGGCACGCCCATCACCAAGGGCATCGAGGACCTCTATACGCCCTTGCGCTTCCTGTCTGATGACGTGCACGGCTACAGCTCATTTTACACCTATCGGAACAGGTACTGCATCGAGAAGCCGGTGCCGGGTGCGCCAACGGGCGTGACGCAGATCGTTGGGTACAAGAACGTCGAGGAGCTCCAGAAACGCATGGATGCCTGGTCGCTGCGCCTGCGGAGCGCCGACTGTCTCGACCTGCCTGAGCGCACGTATGCGAACCATTACGTGGAGCTCACCCCTGTCCAGCGCAAGCTGTACGACGAGATGAAGGAAGATCTGATCACTCAGCTTGACAGCGGCGCAACGATCACCGCCGAGCAAGCTGTGACCAAGATCCTTAGACTCCAGCAGATCGTCTGTGGGCACGCGAAGGACGACGATGGCAACATTCACAGCATTCCCACGAACCGACACACGGAAGCGCTCGCTATTGCCAATCAGATTGGCGACAAGGTGATTGTGTGGGCGCGCTTCCATCATGACATCGACCTGTTAAAGAGTGCATTTGCATCCTGGAACCCCGTGACGTGGGATGGGCGCACGTCGATCGAGGACAGGAAGGCCGCCAAGGATCGCTTCATCAGCGACAATAGCTGCGGTGCGTTCATTGCGAACCCAGGATCCGCGGGCACGGGCGTCGATGGGTTGCAGAAGCGCTGCCACTCAATGATCTACTACAGCAACACGTTCAAAGCCTCCGAGCGTTGGCAATCGGAAGCGCGCCTGTTCCGGGATGGGCAGATGGGCACTGTGGGCATCTTCGATCTTATTGCGCGAGGAACGATCGATGTCAAGATTCTGAGTGCGCTGAAGAACCGGCAGGACATCGCAACAATGGCGCTTGACATAAGAAACTGGCTCCAGTAATGTCGCGCATCTAGACAGGAGAAACGCACATGGCGAAGATCAGCAAACGAGCCGTTCCCATCAACAGCACCATTGGCGGTGCTATCGAACAGGGACTTTCCATCATCGAGGAGCTGAAGGACGAGATCGAAGAAGTCGTCAGCAACATGGAGCAGTCCGAAGGACTGAGCCAGACGTCGCGCTACGCGACGCTCGATGAAACCAAGAGCACGCTGGAAGACAATTACGACGCTTTCGACGTGCACGACCTGCTCGCCGACGTACCGTGCACATACACGGAGGATCAGCGCAGGCGGGAGAGCAGCACTCGGCAGGGACGCATGGACAATGCTCTCGCCGCTCTTAACGCGGCGCGGGATGCTGCTCAGACGTGGATGGATGACAACCCCCTCGAAGATGCCATCGGCACGCGGGAGGAGCTGGATGAGCGCGAGGAAGCGCTGTCCAACGCGGAGGAAGTCATCAACACGCTCGACGAGCGCATCGGCAACCTGGAGAGTTGCGAATTTCCTGGCATGTACGGCTAACCCCCGCCCCCGTCATGTCAGGAATAGCCGGGAGCAGCAATCACCCCCTGCTGCTCCCGGCACCCAATCCGAGGAGGACGTTCAATGTCAGAATGCATTAAGACAGGTTGCCACGTGTTCCTGCACGAGTACGGATTGTGGGCACGAGGTGATGCCTACGCTATGCGCGTGCGAATCGACAACGCATGGGACGTTGTCCATTTCTTCCGTATTTCGGGCACTGATCATCGCCCGATGCAGGACGTGATGCACTTCTCCATCCATGAAATCGAACACGATTTCGATCGCCCCACAACCAAGCCTCCATTCAAGCAGCCGTGGACAATCATCGCACGCCGCTGCCACAACTATGGTTATGACGGTGTGTCCGTCTACCGCGAGGGTTAAGCACCATGTCGGAATTCCAGTTTGACGAAGAACAAACCAAAATCCTGGACCGCGTAGAGAAGCTCCTGCGCCTCGCTGCTCGTAACCCGAGCGAGGAGGAAGCAGCGGCCGCTGCGGCCAAGGCCCAGGAACTTCTGGCGGCGTACAATCTCGACATGTCCATGGTCAACGCTGACCATGACAAGAGCGCTGTGCGCGAGAAGATGAAGATTCAAGGCGGCATGTACGAGTTCCAGCGCGACCTATGGCGCGCGGTGTGCGGTCTGAACTTCTGCCTGTACTGGCACATGATGGACCGCAAGTGGAAGACCGTCAACAAGGTCGACCAGTGGACAGGTCAGAAATACGCCAAGCGGGTGCTGGGCAAAACGTTCCAGCACTATGTCGTCGGCCGCGTGGTCAACACTCGAAGCTCCAGGATGATGGCGGAATACCTGATCCAGTGCATCGAGCGTCTGGTCAGTGAGCGCTATGATGTGTCTCAGCGCTGGATGCGTGAAGCAGTCGCGTTGCGCGAGGGCATCGCCGACACGCTCGTCAATCGCCTGTACGCGCGCCGCGAGCAGATGGAGGAAGAGGAGCGCGCCAAGCGTGCTGCTGAGGCAGCGCGTCCAGGGAGCAGCACCCGCCAGGCGCTCACGCTCGCCGGGCTTGCTGAGCAGGAGCGTGATGCCAATATGGATGTTCTGTATGGCGAGGGCTGGAGTGCGCGGCAGGCGGCACAGCGAGCTGAGCGCGCACGCCTCGCCAAGGAGGCAGAGGAAGAATACACGCGCTGGGCTGCTGCCAACCCGGAGGAGGCGCGCAAGGACGAGGAGAAGCGGCGCAAGGAAGCGGAGAAGTCTGCTACCAAGCGCAAGCGCCGCGTTTCCTATGCCACTAGCGAGCGTGACAAACGGTCTTGGGAGAGCAGCTACTGGCAGGGACGGGAGCTGGGCGAGAAGGTGTCCATCGACCAGCAGGTTGATGATCGACCCGCGGGTGCACCTCTCCGTATTGGGCGGCGCTAGTCATGTGGGTCATGACATCGAAACGGTACAGGGGGCGCACGGGCATGCCCCCTTACGTGGAATTCCGTATCGGGAATGTGCCTATCGCGTGCATAGTGATGCAGCGCACACGACATTCGAATACATGGTATTTTCAGCTTCACATATTCGCGTCGCCTGAAGCGCCAAGCGTTCCGGAGGAATTTGATTCCTTTGGAACAGCACTGTCACATCTGCACAAGATGCTGAACGGGCAACCCGACGCAGGTTTTGAAACGGGGGTGTCCTCCAATGCTGGGTAAGCCGCCAACCAAGAAGCGCCAGCGGAAGAAGTATCGAAGGGGCATCGCATCAGAGCAGGGAAACAGGTGCTTCTATTGCGATGTCCATTTCGCCCGCAGTTGGGACAGGGAAACCCAACTTAACTTCTGCCACGGGTTCGTCCTCGATCATCTAATGCCCAAGAGCAAGGGAGGCACCGACAAGCGCATCAACAGGGTGGCGTCCTGTCGACCCTGCGATGGGCGCAAGAGAGATCGTCTTCCATCCGATATCGAGGTTGCCAAGCAATGCGAAGTTCTAAAACTGGACGCGCTGCGCTTCGAGGACCTACTGGAGGGTAAGGATGTGGTGTGAGTTCTCCGGCAAGAAGTCCTATGACACCAAGAGCAAGGCGCGTGCGGCACGCAAGCACATCAAGAACACGCCCTACGTGCTGGAGGTGTATCGATGCGAGCACTGCGACAAGTTTCACCTTGGCCGCAACAAAGCATCTCGCTCCCCTATTCCTGCGAAGAGGCATGTGAAGCTATGAAGGATCCATGGGAGGGTTTCACGTGCGACAAATGCGGTAAGCCCATTATCATGGACCAAGCGGTGTACTCGATCGCGACCAACACGGAGACGAAGAAAGCGCGTCACTGGTCCTGTCACACACCTATGGAAGAGCACCTTGCGCATTTGAAAGATGCTGTGCATACTGCTGAGCGCGTTGGGTCAATGATTCGACGTGAGATAGACAGGAGAAAACGCTGATGTCGAAAGAAGTCGGTACCTACCGTGCATACGGCCCGCGCAAGAACCTCCAGAAGAGCACCCTGGACCTCATTGGTGCTGCGAACCGGATTCTGGACGAGTACGAGAGCAAGGGGCACACGATGACTCTGCGCCAGCTGTACTACCAGATGGTTGCGCGGGGCCTTACGGACGGTGAGAACAGCGAAGCGATGTACTCTCGCATCGGCAACGCGCTCAACACCGGCAGGCTCCAGGGCCTCGTCTCCTGGACCGCGATGGAGGACAGGGGCAGGGGGTTGAGGGGTGTGAACACCTACGATACGATCGCCCAGGTGCTGCGCACTGCGCAGCACGACTATCGACGCGACCTGTGGGCTGATCAGCAGTGGCGCCCAGAAGTGTGGATCGAGAAGGAAGCGCTCGTTGGCGTGATCGGCGCCATCTGCAACAAGCTTCGCGTCGATTTCTTCGCCTGCAAGGGCTACAACTCGCAGAGCGAGCAGTGGCGCGCGGGCAAACGCTTCGCACGCTACATACAGAAGGGCCAAAGGCCGATTGTCTTTCACCTTGGGGACCATGACCCGAGCGGCATTGACATGACGCGCGACAATCAGCAGCGCTTGTCCATGTTCGCGGGTGTCCCTATCATCCTCCAGCGGCTTGCGCTCAACATGCCGCAGATTGAGGAATTCAATCCGCCGCCCAACCCCACCAAGATGTCCGATGCACGGGCGAGCAGCTATGTCGACCTGTACGGGTATGAATGTTGGGAACTCGATGCACTTGAACCCACCTACATCGAAAAGCTGATCGAGGACGCTATCCTCAAGGTACGCGACCCGCATGCGTGGGATGCTGCGCTGCATCGTGAGCTTGAAGACCAACAGGAGCTGGAGGAGCTCATCACTTCGATGGAGGCACCTGATGAATAAGAAGATGGTGTTCGACCATACGCATCCGCTGTGGAACACGTTCCTCGACTTCCACCTGGGCCGTTATGATGGTAACAAAGAACTGCGCCATAACGCGAAGGTGCTGCTGTTCCCCATCCATTACGGCACAATGGATACCACTCGAGCATTCCATCTGCTACGAAAGATGAAAGAGGAGGGGCGCACATGACATCGCCCTATGACACGGCACGTATGCTCAAGGAGAAGTATATGACGCCCGAGCCGCCGCGCAATATGTACATCAAGATCGTTCCTGACGCGGAACCCAATCACAACGGCGTATGGATCACTGTCCCGCGCCGGGAGGAAAAGTTTCGCAGCTTCGCCGACACGGTGGAACTGTACAGGGAAGACGTCAAAGAGGGCTGGCACGCTGTGTCGTTCGTGCGCTTCCCTGAGCAACGGTGGGGAGGCACGATTGAAGGCGAGTGAGGTCATCGATATGTGCATGGAGCTCACATCCCGCATGCGCGCAATCACTGGGTCATCCGACGTTCAGATCGTGGTAGAGGTCAATCAAGGTGTGTTTCACGCCCTTCGATCCAGTGCAGCGCTTCATGAAGCAGCAATGCAGGCGCGCGTCGAATACGATCCGAACGGCATCGACAGGGTGATGCGGACGTCCTGCATCAGCATCTCGGGGGTCATCTTTGTCCCAAGACGATGATGTCGTGGAGCTCATGACGTGGTGCCAACGGTTGCGCTTGCGCGTGTACATTCGTGGAACCGACGCGCACCCTGTCATGGAATTTCGCCATAGGCGAAATGGTCGCATATGTGGGTTCACCGAACTCAAGAAACGGATCCAGGACTGGAGAAAGACCCATGGGTCGGCACAATCAGACGTTTGACGATTTCGAGCAGTGGGTGCGCCATGCATCGAGCTGGCTGACACATCATCGTCAATATTGCAACACGGAGCACGGGGACGAAACTGGTTGGCGCGGGCACCACTTCACTGCCATCTGCTTCGACACGCAAGGGCGCTTGTGCCGACAGGGCAGCGACTTCATGCGTGCGAGGGATGAGCACACGTTTCCCATCACGTGGCTTTGGCCCAACCAAATCCCCTTCCTCGTGCATCCGGATGACGGTGCAATCGAAGAAGTGGTCGAGGAGCAACATGTAAGTCAAGCTCACGGCAGGCACTTCACACATGCGGACGCGCTCGCTATCATTCTCAAGCATGCCATCGAGAAAGGATTTGACGATGAGGAAGAGTAGCATTTATGGTCTGGGCAGCGCTATCGCTCTGATGGCGATGGGCGGTTACGCGCGAAGCACGGAGGAACCGTCCGTGCGCGAGCAGCCCATCAAGGGAACGAAGGAACCCTTGCAACCCGCTGCCAAGAAGCGCCCGCGCAAGAAGCTGGTTGTGCGGGACGATCGTGACGACGCGGCTCACATCCAGCGCGCAGAAGCAAAGCGTTTGCGGAAGCAAACCAAGCTCAAGGAAAGGGGACACCTGTGACCGAATCACCTATCAATCACATCACCTGGGATGATGTCAACAACTTCAGGAACATGATGGTGGGCCCAAACCTGCTCAGCGAGTACCAAAGCTCCGCCACCCATCATGCACAGTACCCGGGGAAGGGGACGCCATTCGGCGTCATGTATCTGGCGCTGGGCCTTGCGGAAGCGGGGGAAGTGCAGGGCAAGGCCAAGAAGGCGTTTCGCGACGATGACCTGCTCCAGATCGGTGGTAGCTATTCCGATGCAACGTTCGCTGTCAAGTTCGGCGAGTTGAACGTCTTTCGGCGTGCCCAACTCATCAAGGAACTGGGCGGACTCCTGTGGTACATGGCCGCCCTGTGCAATGAGCTGAACACGACGCTGTCAGAAGTGGCACTTGCCAATCTGCAACAGTTAGCGGAGCGCACGGAGCGGGACACGCTGCGCGGCGACGGTGACGACCGGTGAACGCATTCGTCGCCTGCGCCGGAGTGCTTGCTGCAACAATTTTCATAGCGTGGCTCATGGTAGCCACGCTCGACTAGACAGGAGAACAGGATGATCGTTTTTAAGAACCCAGGACTCATCGACCCCGTGGCGATGATCACATCGGGCGTGAGCGCCAAGGAGGGAACCAATCCCATTGGCATCTTCGGTACGGGGCTCAAGTATGCAATTGCGATCCTGCTTCGCAATGACTGTACGATCGACATCTGGCGCGGGAACAAGCGCTACGCGTTCACTCTTGCGGAGAAAACCATCCGCAAGCAGAAGTTCAACATCGTCTGCATGAACGGCAAGCCCCTTGGGTTCACGGATCGACTGGGGCTCAATTGGGAACCCTGGATGGCGTTCCGTGAGCTGTACTGCAATGCCAAGGACGAGGGCGGCATGTCGATGTGCATCGATCCTGGGCAGCTTGCGGATCCCATGTACGGGCCTTCATCCAAGTCGACGACCGTCGTGTGCACGGGTCGCGTCATCGAGAATGCGTACATGCATCGTCACGAAACGATTCTGATGACGGCGCCCCTGTTCTCCCTCAAGAACGTCGATGTGCACCAGGGTGAATCGGAGTACCTGTTCTACAGGGGCATCCGCGTACACAAGCTGCCGCAGAAGTCGATGTACACCTACAATCTGACGGGCGCCCAGTTTCTCACAGAAGACCGTACGCTCCTGTACCCTTACGTCATCGGCGGAACGATCGCGCGCAGCATCGTCGGTGCCACGCAGATCCAGTTTCTGGATGACGTGCTGAGGGACGAGCATTCCACCCGGGACAGGTTTGAAAAGCACCTGCCTTACAGTTCTGTCGTCGACGAGAAGCCCAGCCCTCAGTTCATGGAGGTGTGCGAAGGGCTTCGTGATCGAAAGCAACTGGTGTCAACAGCACTGAAGCTGTTCAAGGATTACCAGGACACCATGCCGGGCTACGTCAGCCCGTATCTGGTGTCACTGACGGCTGTGGAGCAAGCCATCGTCGAAGACGCCATTTCCCGCGTCACGGCCAAAGTGCCCAGCCCTGGGTTCGCCGGCATCAAGATCCAGTTTAAGTCGAAGACGGAGCAGTACAAGCTGACCACGACGGGCGGCACCATCACCCTGGACCATGCTCTGATTCGACAGGGGGCACCATCCCTTGCACGCTGGCTGCTCCAGGGGCTTGCAATCAAACAGGGCGGCTCCGTTGCGATGCAACTCAGCGAACTTGCGCTCACGGGTCGTTTCATTGACGAGGATCTCGTAGATACGCCGAGTGTCAGCGAACTGGACGACATTCCCTTCTAGCAAGGGAACATATCGTAAAAACGGGCCACGAGCGCTCGCGTACAACGACGATGCACTTGTGGCCCGTATGGCTTAGCCGGAAAATGGAAGACGCGCGTGTGCGCGAAGATATGGGCCGAACAAACAAAAAGCGCCCCTTGCGGGGCGCTGGAAGTCGAAGGGTACTGTATCACGCGTGAGCGCGCCGGTTCTCCCAATACGTCGGCAGACCACGTGCGTCCGCGTCATCAGAAGCGACCTCCGCGTAAGTAAGGCTCGGGCGCCTTGCGACGTAGTCCAGTGCTTCCGCATGCGTCGCGAACTTCATTGCTTCATGTGCTCCACCCCACCACGCACCTGCGCGCAGCTCCTCGCGGCGCAGATAGATGTGGTAGGGCTTCACCTGCTGACCGGGAACAGCGTCAGTGGTCGACATGGAACGGATAACGAACATTTCTTTTCTCCTGTCTGATACGGTTACGGCATAACGAAAACGACGGCGTCCTGGAATCCGCGACGCTTGACAGCATCCTTGGCCCACTTGCGCGCTTCAGCGAAGGACATCCAGGACGGGGAAAAGAATACGTCCCCTTCGAACTCGAATGCCCAGGACCCGCGCCCCTTGGGAGCGACCATGTGCGAAGCACGAAACTTGGAATCATCAAAACGAACGGCCATTTTCTTTTCTCCTGTCTCAGATGCGCCGCAGCGCCTATGCACTATATCTACGATATCATGATACGTATGTCAACACCCTTCATCAGACTTTTTAGAAAAAGAAACGGCGAACTAGGATGAGCGTCCAGAACGACGCCGCGATCCAGAACCATACCCAGTCCGCCCGGGAGAACATTCGATCGTTCCTTATCTGCCGCCAGTCCACCATGCTTTGATCAACCCTGTGAGCTTTTCGGGGTCACTGGAGAAGGTGATGATCATACGCATGAGTCCTTCGCCACTGAGGGTGAGGAGTGCGGCAACCGCCAAGTAATAGTCGTGTCCGATCTCGAAGTAGCGAACCACAGGATCAGTGAACACGTAAGCGGAGAATACCGCGGCGAACATCATCAGCGCAGCGCGCGTGATGGAATGAAAGGGAGAGGAAGCTACCTTCACGACTGTCGCTCCTATGACTGTCAAGAGGAAACCCCAATCGATATTATTGAACATCCCCGCGCACCTCTGCATTGTTGCACAACGCCTGACGCGCTGCATTGTTGCCGACGATCCCACGTCGAGTTTCTTCTGTGTCATGACGCGAATACGACAAGGGGGGCAACGCTGCGCAGACAACGCGGAGACTGATAAGATCAGTCTCGGAGGTTTGGATCGTTGTCGTCTGGCACCCCGCCAGACTCGTCAAACTTGCGCTCAGCATCAGCGCGAGCTTTGTTTGCTCTGTCCAGCGCATTGATTGAATCCTTCAGTGCACGGGCCACAATGGCTGCTTCTGCATCGGATACCTGCTTCCTGGTCTTGGCGAAGTCCAGGAGTGCATTGGCGACCTTGAGAAGCAGCCATATGAAGGATAGCCAGTTCATTCGACCGGCGGTTGCTTCTTGGCGAGACCCGTGATGCCGTCACGCACGACGTTGACGACCAGCTTGAGCACGCCCAGCACCGTGATGATGATCGCTGCCGTCTGCGGGCTGATGAACACGATGTCCGTGCACTCCAGGTCCCCGTTCGGCAGCGTCACGCATCCGATCTGCGTCAGTACAGCAGTGACGCCGGCGACGATGACCATCAGAATGTTGGCAATGTTGTGGAAGAGATTGCTGTTCATGTCGCTCTCCTAGAGTGATGCGGCTTGGACGTGCATCCAGTCACGTCCGATTGCTCGGCCCAGAGAGGTCCAACCGTGGGCCTCCCAGATATCGAAGAAAGCCTTGTACTCTGGCTTGCAGAACAGGGCAGCAGGACAGCGCGTGTTCAGCCCGTTGGGCGACGCATAGAAGTCCCATGCGCAACCATATGCATGCATCGACCAACTGGAGCCGCCACGCATACGGCGCGGATTGTAGGTACCGGCATTCCGGTCCAAGCCAAGCCTCCGGAGCTCAGCTTCACCGTAGTGTTGCACTATTGCGCGCAATGCCGCAAGGGCGCTGTCGGCACATTTCTTGTGGAGCTGCACCCTCGTCGACTTCTGGTCCAGATTCCAATCGATGCGCATGGTGAAGGGTAGATCGACCATGATGAGCTGCTTTTCAGCTGCCCCACCAACGCCCGCGGCGCCATAGAAACTGGTCACTGCACTCTGCTTCGGAAATGCTGTGGGCTTGGGCGTATATCCTGGAACGGGCGTCGTGGGAAGCGCCAGATGCGTTCCGGTGGTACGCTTATGGTTCCACTCGACGAACGCGCCTTCCGTGATGTTACCCCAATACCCGTCGATCTGCATCGTCGAGTATCCGGCGTACTTGAGCACCAGCTGCGCGGCACCAATGGCTCGCCTGTCACTGGACCACTTCGTGACGTCAGACGTGGCTTCCTTGCCACGACTGTTGAGGAGGGTTGTGATGCCCTTCCAGCTCTTATCGCCCAGGACGCCGTCGATGCCGCCATTGTAATATCCGGCTGCGGACAGGAGCGTCTGGACCTGCCTTACGCGTGCTTTGCTCAGTGCCATCGTCGTTCTCCTTTATGCGGGGTCGCCATACAGGTTGACGACGCAGGTGTCATTTGCAAGTGCTGCTGTTCCAGGGTTGACGACGCGTCGAAACCACACAGCAACGAAATCCCCTGTCTCCATCTCGGAGGGCGAGCTCAACGGGATGCCCGTTGCGATGCTCGTCGGCTCTGGACTGTGATCGAATGTCACGCCACTGGGCGCCGTATCCTCATTCGGAATGGTCGTAGCGGTACCGTTCATACCCGCTGGATCGATGCCGGTGCTGATGTGGGTACCCGGGGAGGTCGTGTTGGCTGAGATGTAGAGCACAGCTTGCTCAAGCTTCTCGACCGCAGTGCTCTCGATGTACAGGCACCTGTACTTCGTCGAACCCGAAGCCCGCTCACCGCTGGTGACCGCAGCAAACAGGTTGCTCAGCACATTGTTGTTGAGCACCGTGCTGGACTTCACTCCGCCAAGCGAAGCGGCGGGCAGCGCGTTGCCAGCGCCCCCGGACAGCAGCCAAACGAAGTCGGAGCTCTTCATGTCATGCCTCGATCGCGTAACGAATGGTTCGTGCGCTGCCCGCCCATACCTCAACAGGAAGCGCGTCGTCGAACAGGGACTCACCAAACTGGTTGACGGATCGAACGAGAAGCGTGCCCGCTCCCTCAACCACTGTACCAGGAATCGTTACTGCCAACGCGTTGTAGTTTCCATCATTCTGTGTCGCGCCGCACAGGCGCAGCGTGTTGGTGCTATCCCTGATGTAGACGCGATGGAATGTCACGTTCTGGTCAGTCGTTCCCTCCGAGGGTTCAGCCGCATCATTCTGGTACTGAATGGTCGTGCTCGCACGTCCTCGCGTGCGCCATGTCACATTGTAGGTGTCGCCCTGAACCAGCGTCATCGGCGTCTGACTGCGCACGCCTTCGATTCGCGTATCGTGAGGACGCACGGGGCGCAGGGTTCGAGGCATGTTCGCGGAGTTCCACCCGCTGTATGCCAGTGCGTCCTGTATGCGCTGCTTCCCGTTGATAGTCGTGGAAATCAAACGCCACTGCGGTGTATACGACAGTGGATAGTCGAACGCCAGTGTCACGAGGTTCTTCTCTGCCCCATCGACAATATAGACGCCCACCCCTGGAGCATGGTCCAGTGCAACGGTATCAATGAGTGCACGCTTGACGTCACTCAGCTCCCATTGGGAAGGACCAATCTGAGCGGACGACGCGAATGTGAAGATCTCGCTGCCGATGAACACAAGGGGGCGCCCTTGACGTTGATCAGCTGCGGAGTACGTCTTTAGGTTGACGCCGTTGATCACTCCATCGATGACAATGGATGCAAGCTGACCGTCCTGAAGCCCATCCCACTTGCTGATGGCAACACTGAGCTGGGCGTACGTAGTGTAGACGCCGCCAACCTGCGTCAGCGTATGGCCGCTGACCCCTGGAACGTTTGCGATGTACACATCGTACGACAATTGAATGTCGTTCGCAGGGGTGGGGAACAGCATCGGATAGACGACATTCTGCGATGTGTCCGGAGTAACTCGGCCCGCGCGTGCGGCAACCCAGTACGGCGCCGTAATGCCCAACACACCGGTAGGCGCCTGCGGGCTATAGTCGATCCCTGGGTCGTATGGCGCCTCCGGCGTGTCGAACAGGGGTGACGTGTCGGGGAGCGTGTACTCCGACACCGTGAGCAGAACAGTGTTCTCCTTGAGGGGCGCCTTGCGCACCTTCTCGACGACCACGGGAACACCCCAAAATCCATAGTCCGGATTCGTCAAGCGCACCACGTCGCCCGGCAGGCAAGTTGCGCCATAGCGCGTGGAGAGAACAGACGCGAGGAAGCGGGGCACGGAGACGTGTGCAAGGTCCCTGCTCGTGAGGAACACTGCAAGGTCATCATTCGTCACATAGGGATATGCGATGTCCGCGGACCTCCTGCTTCTGCCAGACATCGTAAAACTGGTGATGTTCTGCATCAACATGGGCGTGGGTTCATAATGGTTTGAACGATCCACATATGTCCCACGAAGGATCTCCAGTGTCGCAGCCCAGGAACTTTTCTGGTAGTTCTGTATCGAGATTATGCTCTCGCTAGTGAAGCTTTTTGCAGATCCCGATACGGCAGTTTGCCGAATAGGACGAACCTCAATCTTACCCGTGCGCGGGTTTTGGTACACGATTGAATATGTTTGCGCTTGAAGTGCTTTGAGAACAGCAGTTGCTTCTGTCTCGTTCTGAACGATAACGGAACAGAAGTTGTTCTCGTTACCATATACGATTGACGCCGCAGTGAACGTCCCTGCAATGTCAAGATCGCTTTCCGGGATTCCCGCACCGCCCCATGCGTTGGACATGATGTCGATCATCGCTGTAGCGCAATTGATATCGTCACTGCGTCGATTTCGATTGGTAGGGAAACCAGCAGGATTGGGAAACCGCTCCACCTCGAAGGACAGGGATTCCAGGGACACGTCCATACGGACGCCGCGCAACACGATGTATGAAACACCCACATAGGCGGGGGTATCAGGCAGCGTCAACCACGGGTCCGCGGGTTGATCGAAATTGCCCCCATGAAACGCAACCTCAGCCTTGGAGAACGCTGTTTCATTTTCCGGCAGTGTAATCACTGTGCGCGTGGGACCGATAGACCCGGTCCACAACGCCTCCTTATCCGCATAGATGCCCCGCAGAACGACGCCCGGACCAAGGCAGATCCCTACGACCATATCTGCGACGAAACCAATCGCCACAGTCGTTTCCGTGGTAATTGTCTCCTCTACATCGTAGGCCGGCTCCCACACGGAACCAACGTACCTGCCGGGCTTACGATACGTCTTCGTTTCCGTGGTGATATTAGTCTCGTACAACGCACGGGGTTCGCCATATCCGATCACATTCGGGGAAGCAACACGTCGACGACCCAAGATATAGGGGATTGGCGCGCCCGCCGATGCAATGGGCACGCTACCCGTCAAGGAACTGGGCGGCAGAACTTCCGTCTGCACCGTATTAGTCGAGTGACCAAATCCTCGAAAGATACCAGAAGAGGGTGTGGAGCTCCAACCCATTATAGTGCCTCACTTGGTGCCAGGAGCAATCATCAATGCGTAAAGATCCTGCTTGATCTTTGTGATCGTCTTACCCTCGAAGTTCAGATCCTGGAATGGGTTCTCCACGGGGATGAACGGGAACCCGCCGAAATTGACCACGTTGTTGAAACGATTCTTGCAATGACCCAGGCGCTTGTGATCGCAGCCAAATGTCAGTTTGACCTCGTCCCCCTCTTGCGCATCACCAAACGGATAACCAATGGTAACGATGTTGCCCACATTGTCGTAGATCGAACGCTTCTCGCCCGTCCTCATGTGCTCGATCTCACCCGTCTTGAGCTCCCCGTCCGCAGACTGGTCATTATCGACTGTGATGAGCTGTCGCTGCACTTTGGTAATGGTCGTGGTGACCGTCCAGTCTTCCCTATCGACCTTGCAGCGCTCGTCGAACAGCATGTGATTGCACATGCGCTGATAATAAATCGCTGCGATGTTGCCGTTGAGCTTCGCCTGGATGACTGATCCCGTCTTAATGGAGATGGTAGGCCCGTTGCCGGAGACGTCCAAGCCGATGCCTGTCCATTCCATCTCCCATTCCGTGTTCCAGTCATCGCCCCTGTGCGCCCGGCGCACCTCGACGACAAGCTGCTCCGGAGTGATCGAGTAGCAATAGAGCTGTGCAAGATCGTCCGTCGCTCTGAACGTAAAGTCCATCGTCATGATGGTATCGACGACAGAGCCCGTCTCGATCGACGTACGCTCCATGCCACCTGGCAACACGAGATAGAGCTCCCCGTTGCACACCCCGGGCTGGTTGTCCGATGTGTATCGAAACGTACCAAGCGGGCTGGAGAACTTGTAGAACTCTACCGGCTCCCCGTCCTGGACGGAGTTATCCTTTTGCTCATAGCTCATTGATACACCGATTCCAGGTTCAACGAGATAGTGGAATGGTTCTGGAAATGCTCCATTCGAATCGTGTCTTCAGTGGACCGCATCTTGTACAGCAGTGACACCTTACTGATCACATTTGAACCGGGCTGTGCTCCGATGTTCTGATTGAGTGCAAGGTTCACGGATACAGGGTCCCCGTTGACATCGTAGTTCATCGTTGTGCTCAGGACCGACCTGTAGATCGTACCGTTGCTTCTGAAGATGGCCACGGCGCCAAACATACGCGCCTGGAACATTTCATACAACTGAATCTCAGTCGTCACGAGCGTTGTGGCGCTGAGCGCGGGCTGCTGCGCGAGGGGCAAATCATCATAGAACGAGGGCACGTAGATCGTGCGCTGGCGCCCACCCATATGGTCAAGGATGGCGCGCCAATGGTCCATGTCCACCCAGCGATCAAACGAGTAGTCGCGGCGTCCCGAAATGCGCCCGCCATGACGCCACGTGTTCCAGTGGTCCGGCACGGAGAGACCCGAGTCGATCCACTGCCCACCCTTGTTCACGTTCTCGCCGGACCTACCATAGGGCTCATCGACCAGGACAGGGATGTTCTGAAGCGTGAGCAACGTCGTATCCGTCTCACGACGAAACGTACGCGGTCGAGTGGTTTCCATAGTGACGCGCGCCTGTCCAAGGCGCTCGAACTTCTCCATGGACGGAACTTCCAGCATACGCGACATGAGCGCCGGGCACACGCGGTGAGCAACGTTTAGCTCGCGCCCCACTGGCTCCACAAGGATCGCCCCTGTAGCAGTGACGGTATCGATCGCATGGAACGTGACCTTGCGTGTGAACACGTCGAAGATGGCAAGGGTCTCACCATCCCTCATGTCCGTCTGCGCAGGGTCGAAGAACAGCTCTGTGTCGACAGGGTCGGCGGGCTGTTCGATGACCGTCCAGTAGTGGTACAGTGGATGCGTGTACTCCTTGTTCTGGTTCTTGTACATGTCGACGAACGCCACGCGCCAATCCGCATCATCCTGAAGATGAAGGTTGTGTGAGTAACGATGACGAGGAACGGCGCGCAAACGGGAGCGCTGCTCCATTGACGAGCGTGCTGTGTTCACCGACGTAAGGAACTGGAGTTCCTCCGTAATGGGCGCCAAGGGGAGAATGGTCCCGGGCGGGGGCACGGGGCGCGGTGTTGCCACCACATAATTCTGAACCTGTGTCAAACGTGCAGGCTGCACAGGAAGAATAACAACGTACCCTTGGATCTGCGTGAAGCGAACCGACTTATTAGAAGATTCGACAACGTACCCTTGGATCTGCGTGAAGCGTGTAGGTTGGTTTTCCGGCTCATAGGTCAGGAACAGGCGTTCTTCGCGCGCGGCCCATCCTGTTTGATTACCGTACCACCCATAAAAGAACCACCCGACCCCATCATCTGAATACTCAATCTGGATAGACTTTGGCGCGTAAGATGTTCCGTTATCGCAACGAACAGCGACTTCCAGAATGTCCTTTTCATTGCCTGCGCCATAGTCATAAGCGATCCAGCTATTGATTGCTTGATCGCCCGCAGTGCTCCAGGCAGTAGTTATGTTGCCATCAAAAGCACGCGATGCAGCATATGAGGCACCATAAACTGAAGAAGCATAGGCCGTGCCCCCTGTTGGAATTTCAGGTACACCGACAGCTTGACGAAACTCAACTTCCGTGAGCTGAACATAAATGCTCGAGTTGACTTCCGGGAAAAGAACCCGCCAGTGCCGATGCGCTGCCATCTCAACTTATGCCGTCTTCTCGAGGCGCAACGTTGCAGCCTCGAATGCTGATTTCGTCCACAGTTGTCCTGTCGCCGGGTCCTTCTCGAAAATGTCAGCGCGGTATGTATATGCCGATGTCAAGACGTTGTCTTCTCCCTCCGCGACTTCTTCATCCGACACAATCGAGATCTGAGCATTGCCGAGGCCCCCCGCCGCGAGCTTCGCCATCCCGATGACACAAATGCCAGCGATGGCTTCTGCCTCCGGAGGCAACTCGGAAAAGTTGTAATCCGAAATGTTGCCAGGCGCAGCGGCGGTCACATAGGAAGTATCCGCATTGGGAGCGCCCTCAGTGACAGCCGCCGCACCCGAGGCAGCGCCGACCACACTCCATTGGCCGCCGGCAACGTCGCTCGCCAAGGTGTTCGGGATACACCGGGCAGGACCGAAGAATGAGTTGTTGACATCTCCTTTAGTGTCCCACAAGATCAAATCATCGAAATGTCGATCCACGGACCCGACCGCGCTCCCTCCCCATGTGCGCCAGAAACGCGGCAACACAGTACCGAGATCAACATTGCTGACGATGAGCTCCAGCACGCCGTTGATGCGGAGTTCCACTTCACCGACCACATTATCCTGGAGCACCCGCACTTCGAAATGATGCCACGCGCCCGTGGTGATCAAGCCGGAATCCGTTTGTCCGATAACAGAGGCGGAGTTGTTGGTGCGCTCAATCGTCACCGACCCATTGGGTTGAATAGCCACGTTGATTATCGTGTCCTGAATCTCATCCAGAATGGCAAACCCGCAACGTGCTGCAATGGTACCGGGCATTTGAGGAAGAAAGATACCAACCGCTGCACCCACCTCGTTAGAATCCGTAGGATAACGAAGAACAGTTCCACCTGCCTGATAATCAGTGTAGTAACGATTGCCCGTCCTTGCGACAGCCGGGTTGTTGACGATCTGCGACGAACTCGCGACCGCAGAATACATACCCGCGGTCATGTTCGCACGGGCAGCAGTGCTCGTGCCGTAATGTTCAAAGCTGTCCGCAAAAAGAAGGGCCATGTCAGGTGCTCCCAAGAAGCGCGCGAAGTTCTTCGCGATTGTACTTGATCACATTGATGATTGCATTATGGCCCTGCGCGGTATCCATAACGTCAACCATCATATTCGGATCGACAACGTTCTTGATCTCCGTTGTCGTGGTAGTGGTCTTCTGACCCGGTTGCGAGTTATCATCCGTGGGCTTGAAGAATGGATCGTTCCATCCGTCAAAATTGCCTCCAGTCGTTCCGCCCCCACCACTTCGACCGGAACCACCTCCGGACCCACCGGACCCACCGAAATCACCCCGGGATGCTTGCTTTCGTGCAAGCTCAGCTTCCGCGAGTGCCTTCTCCGCGTCTGCGAACTCCTTGGCCGTCTCCGCCTGGATCTTCTTGAGCTCCATGCGCTCTCGACGATAGAACGCTGCAAAGACTTCGCTCAAATGGGCAAGGGACGCGAACGCGCTCTCGACAGAGTTGTAGATCGTGGCGCCAGCAGCTTGACCGCCTGCGACGATGGAACTCTTCATCGATTCGCCTGCCGTCTCACCGCCGGACTCCACACCCTGCTTAATGGTTTGCGTCGCAGTGGTCGTGGCCTGCTTCACGGCGCCCGTGTACGCGTTGTAGATGTACTCAGCACCCGTCTTGTGGCTCTTGACGATGATCTCAGACAGCTTTCCGTTCATCTCCTCGTACTGTGCCACGGCAGCCTGAGCACTGTCCTGGAGCATTTGAGCAGCAGACTTGGCGCCCTGCTCGATACCATTCTTCATCGAGTTGCCAGCCTTACCGCCAGCGCCCTCGATGTCTCCGCCCATCTTCAAACCAGCAAGATTGATCTTGTTCTTGAGCTCTTCGCCCGCCTTGAGCAGATCGGCAGCAGCTTTCTCGGCGTTCAGAACGATCTCAACGGATCGCTTCATGCCCTCCTCGTCGCCCCAGAACTTATACCATGCGTACGTGAACGCGCCCCAAATCTGGATCAGTCCAGCAATCGTGTCCTGCCAGTCAATGAGATAGGCCATTACGCCAATGACCGCGGCCGTAAAGATGGCGAGCGGGTTCGCAAGCAATGCAGCGTTGAAGGCAAGCACAGAACGCACAAGCTGAGTGCCGATCCACGTAGCAACGAGCTGGATACCCGCAACGATTGACGGGCCAAACACGGCTGCCAGCGCAATACCCGTCGCGGTGATGATCGGCACCGATGCTGCCATGTTGTCCGTCATCCAGGTGATAGCAGCAGTGACGGCGTTCAGAACAATCTGAAGGCCAGTCATCAGTCCTGTCCCCTGGACGATGCCGTCGAAGAACAGTTGTGACGCTTTGGTGAGTCGATGCCATGCAGCAGTGAGCCCGTCGAAACCAGCAGCAGCAACGCCGCCCACCTGCTGCTCGAGGATCTTCATGATGTAGGACTGCGCCTCAAGCTCTCGATTCGTATCGACGAGCTTCTTCACCATGTCCGCCTGCGTCTCAGTGAGGCTAATGCCCCGCATGCGCAGCATCGCGAAGCCCTTAATCGGGTCATCCAGGGCACGCGCAAGGCCCTCAAAGTTCATGCGCAGGTCGCCGCCCCACGCCGCAGCCATATCGTTGGCAAGGCGGATGGCACGCTCAAACACTGTATCGTCGAAACCAAACGATGCAGCGTTGGCGCCCAGCTCCAGGATTTCCGTCGAGAGGCGCCCCGTTGCCATCTCGATGTCATCCGCCATTTTCTTGAACTTATCGGCCGTATACGCGGTCTCCGAGCCCATCGTGGCGAGCGCTTGCGTGTACCTGTTCAGGAGCACGCGCTCGTTTTCCAGTCGATTGACGGAGTCACCGATACCCACGACGAGCCCAGTGGTGATAGCTGCGGCAAGCGCCATCGTAGCAACGCGCACACGTTTCTTGATCGCTTCCGCACGCTCAAGCGCCTTGTTCTCGCGCTCGATGGCATCGACAGCTTTCTTGATCGCTTCCCCTTCCGCGCTGGCGGCAGGGACGCCTGCCTTGCGCAGTTCGTTCATGACGCGCTTCTCCTTGGCAGTCTTGCCAATGAGGTCGTATTCGTGCTTCAGATCGTCGATGACGTCCTTGAACTTTCCCGACGCGCCTGCAAGCGAGTCCGCCAACTCATCAGTCGCGGATGCAGCGTCGTCAATCGCGTCCGCAGTGTCCTCCGCCGCCTGCTCAGCAGCGTCAAGCTCGTTGGCGAAGTCAGATACTTCAGATGACGTGCGTTCGAACTCTTCCGCAGCGAGCTTGGTGGCAGTCTCCACTTTCTCGAGGGCGTCATCGATCTCCTGGATCGCATCCACCATCTCGCCTGCGGTATTGTCGACTTCCCGCGCTTCCTCCCGGAATGCTTTGAGGTCCTCTGTCGCGCTGACAACGCCCTCGCTGTATGCGACAAGACCAAGTTCTGCCATATCAGCCATTGCCGGGCTTCCTTATCGGTGCTGTCATCCCCTTGTTGGCAAAGATAGAACGGATGCCAGCAGAGTCTGTCATGGGCCTCAGATTAGTCACTCCGGGCGGGATACTTGCCGTCTTGTCCTGCTCAGTCTTGCGCTTCTTTTCGACACTGCGAACGAAACGAACACTGATCTGTCGAAGAAGGGATTTCTCCCAATGACTCATATTCAAATCGTAGCACTCATTGAACGCGTTGATCTCCTGATACGTCAAATAGGCGGGGTTGCCGGGGCCCCCCGCCCTGAAGTCGTACACTTCCCAGAACCATTTCCAGACGTGGTGCAACGCCCTGGGCAGCTTCGACAACGGGACCTTATCCCCGTCGAATATGGCCTCGCTGAAGCTTAAGAGTCCTTCTGCGAGGCCTTCATAAAACGCTTGCGATCCGCGATCGCAGCATCCACCTGATCACGGGCCCAGGGAAGCTTGTCCAGGAATTCCTGGGTATCGTCGGGCGCGACGAGCTCCTTACCCGCAATCTTGATGTTGACGAACTTGTGGATGCAGGCTCGCAGGATTTCCGACCCCTTCTCCTCGACCGCGGATCCCAGGCTTGCCGACAGGGCAGGCTTCGTGTCGCCCGACTGAATCGCGTTCTCGATGCTGTCGCTGATCGCACGCCTGTTGACGGCCTTGAACGCTTCGCTGTCCCGGCCCCAAATCTCTACGCCCACGGGACCGTTCTCGTCTTCCATCAGCTTGCGCGTGTGCGGGTGCGTCAGCTGAAAGAAGATCGGCTTGTCACTTACTACCTGGAACTCAGAGAGATCCATCCTTCGTACTCCTTCTCCGGTTTAAGGGTAGTCGGCGCCTTACGGCGCCGACGAGGGGATGTGGCTGAAGACGATGATCGGTCGCGGATAGATGCCCAGGGCATACGTCTCCGTGACGAAGTCTTCATTGCCGCCACGCTGGTTCGGGATACCCGCAACCAGTGCTCGGAAATACGTCACCGTGTTGGTGTGCAGTTCCGATTCCGCGTCCGCGTCGACGAGCTTGAAGTTGAACTTGTACTTCGTCTTCTCGGCCGCGCGAACGGCGATTTGCCCCGGGTCACGGGGCATGCGAGCAGCGACGATCGCCGGGTCACCCGCGTTGCGCGTGCCCTTGGACTTGTCGACGTACTCGTCCGAAATGAGGGGGAACGTGAGAATGTTCGACGAGGCGCCGAACTCCCCGATGTTCGAAAGTCCCTTGATCTCGGTATAGGAAAGACCCTCGAAATCCGCGAGAGCCGTTTCGTCCGTGCTGAAATCGATGGGCTCAGTGCCCGCGATCCACAGCGTGGAACCTGCTACTGTATCAGCCATGGTAGATCTCCATCTCCCAAATTAAGACAAGCGAACCGAACTGTACGGAACGCTGACGGGTACCGCAGGGGAAACAGGATCGGACAGGAAACCCGCGACCCACGCTTCGTCGTAGATCTTGACCTTCCTACCGGATTCCGTTATCACAACGGCACCCTGATGAAAGAGCTCTTCGGCGATCACTCCGGCAATTTCCTTGAGCTCGAAAGAGGACCCCGTCGCGGGGCCAACCACAAGGACCTGAAAGACCCCCGTGTACTGCACTGGACCGCCTTTGGCGCTGGAGCGTGTACGAGTCATGTTCGGGAAGTAGGAAGTGCGCAGATAGGTTTCCTGGTCTGCGGGCGAGTACGCTTGCAACGGGCCAACCACAGTCAAGCGCGGAGAGAACGGCTGACGCTCCTCCAGGTGCTTGATCAGTGCTTTTTCGATTTCCACGTTGCTCATGCTGATCTCGACTTGGCTTCCGCCACTACCTCATTCACGATGCTCTGCCACTGCTGTACAGCCAGTCGGACGAATGCATATCCCTCCTGATTGACTGTTCTGCCAGCTGAATCTGTTCCGGAAAATCCGTATTCCAATCGTCTGGCATAGGCCGCAGTATATGCGGCGTAAATGGAATCTCCAAGCTTCGCAGCCACTATTACCATAGATACTTGTGAATCATCGTACGCGAAGGCTTGCACGTCCTTTGGCTTCACGGTCTTGGTTGCTGACAAGTTGTTGAGCTGCACGACAAGGGAGGAGCGCAAATAGCCTGTATCAACGGGCATGTGCCCCGTGCCCTGTCCTCCTCGCGCTTTGGAGGGACCCACTTCCTGCATCTTGGAAATGACGCGTTGCACGGCTTCCATGAAGATCCAGAGGAGTCGATCCTCTGCTTGCGTGCACCACTCGTCTACCTGAGCGAAGAAGCGACCCTTCTCATACTTCTTCGCCATCTGATGACCTAGTCGCCAAGGATGAGCGCACTGCCCACATAGGCGCGCGTCACTTCATCAGACCCATGATAGATTGCGTCGACGGCGTCCTCGCCCATAAACGTCTTCGTCTCGCCCGGCACATCCCGGATCACGTCATAGATAGCGACAAAAGGCGAGGTCGAAAATCCGATAACGAGCAAGTCGCCATCGAATGAAAATTGCATTGCGCCGCTTGTCGTGGCGATGGAAGGTTGATTGGGCAGCGGGTCCTGCTCTGTCATTGCCCCATCTTCGCCGACGAGCCAGTGACGATAAACCCCTACCGTGTTGTGCGCCGTGACTATCCCGTCTTCGACAGGATCGAACCGAGCAGAAAAACCATTGCCAGAAAAAGCCGGGGTATCAGAAACCTTAACCAAAGTTCCGTTGTCGATCTCGTAGAGGGAGAAATATGGCGCAGTCGAAATGTTAGCAACTGCAACAAATTTGTCATCCGGCGAAATGTCCACCCCGAAGGCAATGTTCGGCGGGAGAACCGCAGGGTTCGGCAGCTTCGTCAGCGTGGACCCGTCGAATGAGTAGACGGCGAAGAAAGGCGAAGCGTTGAACGCGATGGCGACAAGACTTCCGTCATCAGAAACCGCCACCCCTCGCGCCAACGCTGTTGGCAGCGTCGCCGGGTTCGGAATGCGGGTGAACGTCTCATTCTCGGCATCCACAGAATAGCACGTCAGGAACGGCGAACGCTCGTGCGCAATCGCCAGCATCGTACCATCCGCCGAAAACGCCGCCGCGACGGTTCGTCCATCGAAGCTCGGCAGATTGGCAAGTTGGGTGAATGTCTCGTTCTCGTTGATACGATGAACCACTTGCCCCGGATTGCCTGATTGTCCGAGGAAAAGCAACTTCTCATTAGGGTGAATGGCAACGGCGGTACCAGGGTTTGCACCAGCTGACGGATTGTTGGCAAACTGAACAGATCCCGCCTTGCGATATACCGAGAAGTATGGGATGTTTTGGTTAGCCGTAGCAAACAAGTTAGCGGTGGCACTCACGGCAAGCACAGTGCTGCCGGGCAATGACGCAGGGTTGGATCGACGAACGAAGGAAGCCATTTGATCAACCCACGATCAGGTAAAGGGTCGTGGGCGACTTGCTGGGCAGTGCGTCGTACTGCGCTTGCGTCAGTCGACTGATGGCATCGATGCCGTCGGTGGCAATTCCCGGATCACCCTTGTCCCCTTTGTCGCCTTTCGCCCCCGCGTTGCCCTGTGGACCCCGCGGACCCTCGTCTCCCTGATCGCCTTTCGGGCCTGGATCACCAGGATCACCCTTGTCCCCCTTCTCGCCGCGCGGACCCTGAATACCCTGCGCGCCTTCCGGGCCTTGAACACCGGTGAACTGACCGAAATCACGCCACTCGTCGAGGGTGGCGTCGTATCGGATGATATGCAGCGACATATCGCCAGCGATGCCGGCAGGCATGTTCTGGTCCACGCGCTGGTCGCCGGAAGGATCGACAACGTAGACGTAATCGACCGCCGCCGTCTCGACTGCCGTGACCTTGGCCTCGTCGAGGATGCCGTAAGCGTCGGGAATCAGGCCGGCTCCCTGCGGCCCACGAACACCCTGTGCGCCGGGATCTCCTTGATCGCCCTTGTCGCCCTTGTCGCCCTTGTCGCCCTTGTCACCTTTCGGGCCTTGCTGTCCCTGAGGACCTTCCGGGCCCTCTGGTCCCTCGGGCACGAGTCCGGCAAACTCGCCAAGCGTCACGCGGCGTGAGTTACCCCCCTGCACGACATGGAACTGCTCGCTCCCCGTCAGTGCATCAGCTTCGGTGAGGGCGGGGATTTCCTTGGGAGTGCTCATGTCCTTGCGTCTCCTGAAAGAGCGATGTATCCGACTTCTCCAGACAAGCCCTCCACATCGGGGAAGCCGTCGCCGGACAGGTTGAGTGCATGCGCCATGAACGGTTCATCGGTACGCATGAGAACAGTGATTGTTTCCCCGTCCGCAAAGGGATTGCTACCCACGCCCCATTGGAACTCGAAGTAGTTCGATTCCGTGTACAGGTTCGCGTCCTGTGCGCGAAGCGTACCAAGACCCGGAATCTCGAACTCCGCATCAACGAGCTGGGGCAGGTTGCCGATGCCATTGAAACCGATCTTCTGCGTATGGGGCGCAGTCACGTTGTTGATGCAAATCAGCGCGGGCGTGTCTTCGAAGTTGCTGATCAACGTACCAAGGTCATGGAACACGTAACCGATGGTGCCCGATTCCGACAACCCCGCCGTGAACGTCAGCTCCTGTGCGTCAGGATCCGGGGGAGAGGGTGGGGTGGGGGAGGGCTTGCGGCGCCTGTGCTGCTGCGACAGCGTCCACAACTGCTTGATTCGGAATGAGCGGCTTGCCATGTCAGACCCTCTTCTTGGGCGTACAATACGACCGGGAATCTGATAAAGCAATTGTTAATCTTAACGGGGGCGCACACCCTGGATGTTGGCCAGGAAGTCGATACGCACTTCAACGTCACAACGGCAGTTAATCACGTCCTCCGCAGGTGCATTGGGATCACCCGGATACATCAACTGGTTGCCGTTGCCCGAAGTGAAGGGCTCGTTGAGACCAACGGACTGCCCTTCCATCGCGTCGTGTGAATGGCGTACATCGTTATCCTGCGCCGTACGCCAGATACGTCGAACCTGCTCAGGACGCACGAGACCCTTCTCGACCATCTGATGCAACTGGTCATCCTGCGCTTTGTGAAGCGCCTTCATAACCTCTGTACGCGCGATCGTTTCCCCGCGCTGGCGCAGCATCTTATTCTCAGCATCACGGAGCATGATGCTGATGCGCTCATCACTCAGGCGTTGCCCCTCCTGCATGGAGCGGCGGATCTGCCTGTCGTAACGCTTGTTCCTCGACTCGCGCGTCAGGTAATGCTTGAGCGCTGCTGGGTCCCCGGACTCCAGTTCACGGCGCATGTTGAGCAGCCATTGATCCTGCTGGGTCGTCAGGCCCAGCACGCCCCCCTCGCGCTGCCCCGTTGCTCGGTTGAGGCGCCCAGTGAGGTCCAGGGCAATGCTCCGCGGATTCCTACCCGCTGCCAGACCCTCCGTGATGTGTTGACGCACCATTTCGATCTGGTCCTGGACAATGCCCTGGATCAGCTCACTGCTGTACTGGGTGATCCATGCTTCAGCAAGGGGCGCGCGGCCATCGAAGCGCACATTGCCCTCGATACCCCGCATGGCCGCGGCGCTTTGCTGACCGCCTGCGTTATAAGCCGTACGTGCTGTAAGGTCCAGTTCCGTGAAGGCCGCAGGTTCAATGCCCACGGCCGCGACAGCAGCTTCCACGTCCCCTGCTTCCAGCGCTGCCAGAATCTGCGTGTAGTTGGCGCCCTCCCGCAGATCGTCCACCGCGCGCATGAACGCGCTCTGGAACGCATCGCTATAGGGCGCCAGAAGATCGTTGATGCGCCTGCGCTGCTGTACTCGACGCGGAGTTCGTGCCATTACGCCCTCTTGCAGCCAACGGGAAAGTACACGGGGATCCCGCCCGGGTTGAGCGGCGTGCAACCAAGGATCACCCATTTGTGGCCATCAAACAGGAGATGGTCCAGGGACTTGGGATCCGGCGCAATGGTTGCACCCGTATGCGGATCAAGGGGTGAGATGATCACATAGCGCAGCTTCTCATCGATCAGCGTGCCCCCCTCAAGCCTGTTGTCGAACGCCTCGATCGTGCCCTTGCTCGCGGGTAGCACCACGGCGTTGACATCAATGGGCGCCGCATGCCCTTGGGGCGTCGGATTGCTTGCGGGCCCACTGGCGGGGATGAATCGCGCAAGCTGGATGACACGGGGCTGCCCGAACTTGAGGATCAACCTCTCCGCCGTGCGCTGCGACTTCTGATAATCAAATCCAGCCATCATGCCCTCAAAAAGAACGACGTGCTAGTGCTCGTGGACCCAGGGGACAGCAGACCAGCGAGGATGTTGTCGACGAACGTCAGTTGAGGGATGCTGCCACCGATCTTGGTAACATCCGCGTACTGCACTTCAAGGTCACCCACCTTCTCGCGTAGCACGCGGGACGTCTCAATCACGTCTGGATTGAGGGATCCGGGATTCGTGTACTCCCGCAGAGCCATCTCGTTCTGCGCTTGAAGAATCTCCCGCGGAATCTCATCGTCCGCGATCTCGTTGCCATCCACGTCGGCAGCGCCCGTGCGGGGCCAATCGAGCCCCTGGTTGCGACCATGGGTGCGGCGCCCCGGCCAGCGCGACTTGTAAGTCCCGTCCAGGATGATGGCAGCGCGAATGAGCGCACTGGCGCGCTTGTCATCCGACGGGCTGTCCGTACCATTGAACCACGCATCGTTGCCCGACTGCCTGTGGTACTCATCCGCCATCTCAAGCGAGTTGTAGGTATTGGCATTGGGCACGCCGCTGCCATCTTCCACGATAAGGATCACAGCCATAGTCAGATGCCCTGTGCTCGACGTGCCAGTTCGCTCTCGACTGCGCGAAGGGCGTCCGCCTTGTTGATGATGGGGTGATCGCAAACAGATGCGGCGAGCCGCCGGAGATCGGCCCACCGCATCTGCTGCCAGTCGCCGGGAATTTCCACGGCGGCCTGTTCCTTGCGCTTCTCCGCAGTCGGAAGATACGCTGTCTCCGGGATACTCGACACACCCGGTTGAGTGGGCGCCGTTACGCGACCACTGTCGACGAGGTGCACGGGAACGAGGAGCGCTTCGTAATCGGCGCGGATGCGCGGGAAGTCGCCGTCGATGAATACGCGTGTGGCGCGGAGGTCGGGGCGCTGATACAGTGCCGCATTGCGGAATTGCTTTCCCTTGGCGGCAGGGGCTTGCACGATACCGTAATAGATTTCCATCTCACCACTCCGTAAGCCATTGCACTGTGGGTTCACCAAGAAGCTGCTTCGTCACGCCGGACATGGATCGAACCCTGTCCTTGATCAAGGGAAACGATTCCCTGAAGCCCTTCTCGAACGTGTTGCTCCCATGCCACAGGTCTAGGCCATCCAGGCGCCCCTGCGATCTGTCCAGGGGCATCCCGCAGAGCACAACTCTATCGAAACCCAAGTGCTCGAGCGCTACTTTTACAGCAAAGAGGCCAGAAGATCCACTGTTATTCTGACTGTCAAACTTGTATGGCACAGGATCCGTGACATATCGACGGCTGTGCGCGTCGGTCTTGTGAGCGAATACTCGCAAGCATCTTGGGTACCCAGCCCTGGATCGTGCGTCGATGGACTTTCGAATCTTCTCAGGATGCAGTGTCACCCAAGCGTCAAGGTGTCCTGGCCACACCTCGCCCACGCCCTTGGCGGCGACCACCCCATCAAACTCAGTGAGATCAAGCGCCCGCTCCACATCGTCCCACATGCATCTGGCTGAGCCCAGCACAAGCGCTGTGCGGGGCGCGGTAAGCCAGTGTAGTGCGCTGCCCGCACGCAACTTCGGAAAGCACTGTAATCGCGATTGTAGCCCGACGGTAGCGACGAGCATCCCGCGAGCCCTCAGTTGACCCTGTGCTTGCTGGAACAAGCCCGGGAGATGGAGGATGTTGCCCTTCGGGCATCCTGTATCATACGCGTAATCGCGCATCGTTCCATCAACCCCGATAAGCAACACACGCTTGGCATGCATGTGGAACGCAATGTTGAGCGCACCATAGGCGGAATTCCCCGTAGCGATGCAATCAGGATCCATGCTCAGTGTCAAAACGCCCTTGGGTCCGCGCTTCAGATAGTGGAGACCCTCCAGTGAATGTCGATGCAAGGGCAATCGAGCAGCGCTTTGACCATAATCCATAGGCACCGCAGCGTAATGAACGGCATTTGCGCGCCGTGTGCGCAGCATGCCCACACTCCTGGAGTTGACGTCGACGGTCACCCAGGAATCATAACGGGGCAGAAAGCTCTTCGCGTTCTTGACAGCGATAATGTGCACATTATCGGGCACATCCTTGAAATTGAATTCCTCCGCTGACGGACCAGTGGCAACAATCATCACCCTGTCCGCGCGCTGAGTGATAGGTTCAAAGGACATCGCGCACATGATGCCACGCTACCTCGAACTCGTCAATTCGCCATTGCGCATATGCCAAGTTGTAAGCCCACTGCTCCCTGTCAGGCATAACGCACGAATAAATGTCGTGCACCGAAACGCCCCATGCCATCGAACCCTTGTCGAGCGCTACAGTAGGGATGCCCTCTACCACCGACTGCACACCAAGCGTTGAGCAATACGTGATCACTCGATCAGCGCGAGCGAAGTCCTCACCCCTGCTTCCCGTCGTGATGGGGCATGCGATCTTGCCGTAGTGATGCAGCTGATCGCGCATGTTCGGGTGAGGTCGGAACAGCACCTTTCGATTATGGTCGAGCAGCTTCTGCACCGTGTCACGGCACCATGCAGCATGGTCCATGTGCTGAACTGTCGTGTCCCAGGGCACCTGACCAACAACAAGATCGTAATCGCCCCACCAACGACGCCAGGGCTTGAGTTCAATGCCCAGGGCTTCCCATCTGTCTGATGGCGAGTTTGCATTGTTGTATTCAGCGTACCCGCCAACTCCATTGAGACCCACAGCGAAGTATTCACCGTTCAGACCAAAGCGCTTGTCCGGTGCGTCCATGCCCCTGAGCAGGAAGCCCCGTTCCAGGATGATGACGGGTCCCTTGTGCTGGCGGATGAGTTTCCCCTTGGCATGCGAGGCGGGGAAGCTCTTCTTCGACGTGCCATAGATGACCATCACGTCGCACTCGACGTACTTCCTGTCGTCGAATGTCTTGCCCCCGCACGCTTTCGCAAACTGCTCAAGCACCCAACGGTTGCGATCATTGTAGTGCGGGGTGAAGACGTGGACCTTCATTCTGCTGACACCACAATGGTTGAACCCGTATGCCGGGTACCGCTGACGTGATTGTACACGACGCCCGCCTTCCCCTCTTGCCCGTGATACGCGGTGGGGCGCCAGCCTGCCTCGACCAGAAGTGCATCGAACTCCTGGAGCGTGTAGTGTCGATAATGATACTTGTGCCGAGCTTGGTCGAAGGGCAACACATCCTGATTCGGAACACTGGCGAACAGACGTTTGGTCTTGCGCCGAAGCTCCTTGAGGAAGGGCAGTGGATCAGGAAGGTGCTCGATCGTTTCGAACGACACGGCAGCACACGCGCGGGGCAGGGACACGGTGGTGACATCCGCGAGCATGAAACCCGTGTGCGCATTCAGATAGTGAGCGTTCGCATACTTGATTGCTTCCTCGCTGATGTCGTAGCCCAGGGCAAGGGCACAGCGCTCACCGATTATCTGCGTGCCGTATCCCGCACCGCAGGCGACGTCCAGGACGAGGTCACTTGGGCGCATGAAACAGGACACCCAGCGATATCGATTAAGGTGATCCTCTCGAATGGGTTCCACCTGACGACCGTTCAGTTCCATTCCTGCTTCACCCATGTCAGATTGCTGTTGTGGGGCTTGTTCCGCCCCGCGAAGATGGCAATGGAAACTTCCGCGCCTGGACGATGGTGAGGAAAGTTCCTGTACCCGAGCATGTATCCTTTCGGCAACTTCTCCTGAAGAATGGTCGCATGGGGAATGAGCTGCTCGATAACCCATTGATCGCCCCACTGGCTGCCGGCAGACATCCAATAGTCCTTGCGGCTCAAGAACGCACCGTAGGCCCCCGCACCAAACGTCCTGTCGAACGTCATGACGCATGAGCCATAGGCACAGGGCCAGGACTTGTGACCAGCAGCACGCGTGAAGTTGGCGCAGATTCCAAAGCGTGTCTTGAGCTCGATCAATGGCGTCAGACTGCCCAGGATCACAGTGTCGAGATCGAAGTAGATGGAGCGCTGCGCCCCGCCACGGATCATTGGATTGAGAAGCAGCATCTTGGGCCACCACTTGGTCAATCCGAACGACGCAACGTTGATGCACTCGACCCCGTCAATGTGCTGATCGTTATCCGTCAAGCAGCGCAAGCGGAACGGATAGTCGCACCAACGATGGATCATGTTCCTGAGCTTGCGCACGTAGGCGACGTCATAGACGCCGCCCACATTCACACACAGGAAGGTGATCTCGTCCTTCACTGCATCGCCCATGCGTCCCGCCGCTCCCGCCACTCGTCCGCGTATGGTTGGTTCTCGTACCCTTTCATGGAAGGGATGCCTTCCGTGAAGTGCACGATAGATGGATCGTCGCACAGGGATTCGCAACGCGGGTCACCCACTAGGTAGTTCCAGCGAACATCCAGTTCCCCGATCTGCTCGTCCTTGAGCCAGCAAAAGCGATGCAGGTCCCTACCCGGCACGCTATTGACGAGGTGTACCGTGAGCGCATCATTCGCTGGGTGATCGCAGTTGAACAGCATCACCCTCGACCAGTTCTTGCGCGCGTACAGAAGCTGGGCTTGCCCGTCCATCTTCACACCCTCGGGCGGCGTGTGCTGGTGCTTGACGCACATGACGGCGTACTTGTCCCGCGTGCTCTCCGCCAATGCGAACAGTTCGTCAAGCTGCCCACGCACGAGCATGTCGCAGTCCATGAACAGGGCCCACCCCGCCTTGCGCGATCGAAGTTCATCCTTGCCCGCACGCCATCGTGCAAGGTGCGGAACGAGGAAGCGGCTGATGGCAAACTCCGTGGCCATGGGCGCTTCGGAAATGACATCCCACAAGCGCCCATCACGTATTTCGGTGGGTCTGTAGTAGAGTCCATGGGCTCGCAGCTTGCTGAGCACAAGTCCCTTGGTCGTAGCGATGGGTCCCTTGTGGCGCGCGTCACACGTTGCGCGCGCCACAGCGAAAGCGTCCGATTCACGAGGATCGAACCCAATCCAGATGGAGCGATCCACGATTAATCGTCCTTCTGATTGCGACGAGCGATCTCCGCTTGAATGATCTCAATGGCGGCCTGCCTATTGGCGACGACACCCTCGCGGAACCGTTTGGCGAGACGGCGCTGTTCGTTCCAGTCCATCGTCTCGTAATCGTCCGGGATGGGAATCGCGCTCAGGTCGACCTGCTCCTCGTTGTCGTCGTCATCGTCATCGATGAGGTCCTGGACGACCTTGGGATCCTCATCGAGCCCCTTGGGGTTGCCGCCCTTCAACGAGCGGGGTTGCGGGGGTTCACTGGGCGTGGTGCGGCTCTTCTTGCCCCTGCGCTTGGGCGCCTGCGGGGGCTGCTCGCTCAGAATGCCCATCTCCGCATAGTGCGCCTCCCTGATGGCGCGAATCTCTTCGGGGGTCTGCGTGCTGTGTCTGCTCATCTGATTACTCCGGTTTTGGTTCCTGTATAAGAAAAAGGGGCACACACCCTTTCGGATATGTGCCCCTCAGCGTCTAAGGCGCGGCCTGCCCTAGATACGGTGCACGAAGCGCACGATGCGGATGTTCTTGGGCTCGTAGACACGAGTCCAGTTCGCAGCGTTGGCGAGCTCCACGTTGGTCGGGGTGTCGGCCGCCGGAACGCCGGACGCCGGATCCCATGCGATGCCCCGCGGGTGGAGGACGAAGTGGCGCCTCTGCACCACGTACTCCTCACCACCGCCGATCAGCGGGTTGCGGTCCGTCTCGACCGGGACCTTGGGGTCGCCCTCGCCGTAGCCGATGGCACCCGGGCCGAACAGGTACGTGGTGTACACGCCGTTCGAACGGGGCATCCCATCGTCCACGATGATGCGCTTGCCCTGGTAGGTCGGGATCGTCGGACGCGCTTCCGAGTCGAGCAGGAAATCGATCAGATCGAGCTTCTTCATGCGCCGCAGCGTGTCGGAGTGCACCGCCATGCTCTGGAGGCGCATTTCCGCATCGCCCAGCGTGCCGGAAGCGTCGATGAACGACTCCGCGTCGAAGCGTGCCGCATCGCCCGACAGGGCGCTGATGTCCAGGGTGTTGACCTGCGGGGACTCCGCGGCCAGCGCACCCATGGCGCCGTTGAGCGTGGCGATCAGCGCCGCCTGCATCCGGCGATCCCACTTCGCAGCGAAGAGGTCGCCGATGGCTTCCAGGGGATCGTCGCCCGCCAGTGCGCCGGCGAGATCCTTGGCGCCGTAGACGAGCGCACGGGCGTTGAGCACGGCGACGTCCTTCTCGGCGTTGATGTTGGCGATGGTCAGATCCGCGGTCGTGGTCAGGATCTGGTCGTCACCCGTCAGGTCCTGCCAGAAGGGCATCTGGACCTCGGTGCCGCCCTCGCCCATGTTCAGGTCGGGAACGGCGGCGACGATGCCGGACTGCCAGAAGGCGGACAGCTCCGCGGTGCGTTCGATGGTATAGGGGATAAAGAATTCGGGGACGATGACGTCCGTGAGCGTGGTGGAAGCCATGGATCTCTCCCTCTTGGCCAAAGTTTCAAATGGAGGGTTTGAAACAGCTGACCTTTGGTCCCGGCTGAACGCTGCTTGAGCGTTTGATGCCCCGCGCCAGTGCACTTGTCATAGGCGCGGGGAAACCCGTTAAGAGGGTGTTAACCCTACTTGTCGGATGTTATAGCAGAACGGGCCGCGATTGCAACGTCCAAACTTTTGAAACCCGCTGCTTTCGCAAGACGCTCCGCCTTGACGCGGTCAGAGTTGACGAGCGCCGCCTGTTGCGTCTTGTTCCACTGGTTGGCCTTGAAGGGATTGTCGCCCGACGCGCCGCCCCCGTTGCCACGCTCGTTGCCCGCCGCGCCG